GCTGTCACCGTAGTAATAGCGAAGGATCTCAATAGGGCTGTAGCCCTGCTGGCCTAAGGAGCAGGATCCCCATTGTGTCAACCAAATTGCCAGTGCGTATAGATGCCCGCAAACCCGCATAAATCAAGGGTTTGCGGGCATTTCTGGATTTTCGGTCAAATAAAAATCTACGTCAATGTGACTGTTAGCCCGGTCGTAGGTGATCTTCTCTACAATGCTTTTCAGGGCTGCATTTTTCTCCTGGGGAGTGAAGGAGTCAGACTGCAGGATGTCCAGGATAGAGGAGATGCTCTGCAGCATTTTCCTGGTATTGTCTTCCGGTTCTTCTGGTACCTGGGTGAGTTTAGCTAGCTGTTCTTCCAGTTCTGTTCGTTCCTGGCTGATACGTTCTTTGTTAGCCCGGTATTCTTCTATGGTGTCAATTCCATCTATGTAAGCTTCTTTTGCACGAAGTTCCTTTGAGTCCAGTCGAGACAATTTCTTTTCAATATTTTTAATTTCAGCATCTGGAGCATGGTCTGTCTGACGCTGGCGCAGGGAGTAAGAAACGGATCCGTTGTTAAGGGCATCCTTAAGAGCGTTTAAAACAGCAGGGCCGATCACACTTTCATTGACATAGCAGTTAGTGGAACATTTGCCTTTTAAGTATCCGTAGCACTGGAAATAGAAAGTATCCGGTAGTGACTTTCTGTGGACTACGCAGGAAGAAAGGGACCGACCACAGCCGGAGCATTTTAGAAGCCCTGAGAGCCAATGCTTGGTCACTTCGGAAGGCTTGGCATTTCTGGGTGTGTATTCTTTATTAAAACGCTCTTGAGCCTGCTCAAAGAGTTCTTTGCTGATAATAGCCGGGTGGTGACCGGGACGGATGATCCACTCAGACCGATCACGTATTTCATTGGTTTCGTTTATGGTCCGGTTCCAGCGGATATCTCCTGCATAGCCGGGATTTTGGATAATGTACTCCAGGGAACGCTTTTCAAAGGGTTTTCCACGGCTGGTTTTGTATCCCTGGGCATTCAGATATTTGGTTAGAGCGAATAAGGACATCTTTTCATTTACATATTTATCGAAGATCAGCTGAACGATGGCGGCTTCTTCTGGAATGATCTCCGGAGTAGCTTTGTGGTGGGGAATGCGGTATCCCAGAGGCGGCCGACACTGGTAGGCACCACGCAGAGCATTCTCTGTCATTCCCCTGGTAACATCACCGGAAAGTCGGATAGAGTAAAATTCATCCATCCACTCAATAATGCGCTCGATCAGGCCGCCGAATGGGCCTTCAATCAGTGGCTCGGAGATACTGACCACATCCACATGGCATTTATTCCGCAGCATGGACTTATAGACGATGCTTTCTTCCTGATTGCGGGCGAACCTGGAAAACTTCCACAGCAGGATCACATCAAAGGGATGCTCGTCAGACTTGGCGGCAGCGATCATCTGTTGGAACTTTGGCCGCTTATCCGCCTTCCGGCCGGAAATACCATTTTCCGTGTAGATGTGCTGGTTGGACACGATCATATTGTGGCTTTTGGCATAGTCTAAGAGCAGGCGCCTCTGGGAGTCCGGGGACAGTTCTTCCTGTTTATCGGTGCTGACGCGGATGTAGAGCGCAGCTGTTTTTACAGTGTCTTCTTCTTTTTTCATGTTATCATCTCCTGGTATTTGCTTTATTTTATGAAAAATGGGTACAAAAAAGACGCCCCTTGCGCAGACGTCCTGGAGATGATATAATTCAGGTGCATAAGTTGGATTATATCTGGCCAGAAGACTGGCAGGAGAAAATCTATGTAAGAGGCCGTTCAGTGCTGGTAACACTGAGCGGTCTTTTACTATTTATGTTCTTCTGGAAGAACTGGTAATATATCCAATTCTTCAGAATGTGACTCTAAGGCTTTTCTGTGATAATCAAAGATTTCATATTGTTCTTTAGCAAAACGATCAGCATCTTCTCTGGAAATGTGTCCATTGTTATCTAACACTTTACGTCCAGTAAACTGTAAGAAAGCGTTTAAGCGATTTTCCCAGTCACTCATATACATAGGAATGCGCTGTTTTGCTTGATCCTCGGCATAATCTAAATACATTGTGACAATACGGTTTAAATTTTCAATCTCATCTTTGTGAAGATAATTTTTTGCAATTGTAACATCGGATTTTCTGACTTTTGCTCCTTTGAAAGAAGTTAATCCCATATTATCCTTAGTAGCATCTGCGCGTTCATGAATTAATTCAGGCGCAGTATGGCCGTGAACGGAGTAATGTAGCTTATTTTGAACAGTTTTGAAAAATCTATCTGCCTGCTCACTTTTGGGATCATAATCTACTGATGTAGCAAAAATATCACGAACTTTCATGTACACACGTTTTTCAGATGCTCTAATGTCACGAATACGCTCAAGTAATTCATCAAAATAATCCTGGCCAAATTTTTTTGGATTTTTAAGGCGCTCATCATTAAGCGCAAATCCCTTTCGCATATATTCTGAGAGTATAGAGGATGCCCAGTTCCGGAAATGAATGCCAATATTGCTCCGCACTCTATAACCAACAGCAAGTACCATATCAAGATTGTAATAATCCATTTCACGAGATACTTGTCGGCTACCCTCTGTTTGAACTGTTCGGAATTTCCGAACAGTTGAATTTTCATCAAGTTCTCGGTCAAGGTAGATATTTTTAATATGCTCACTGACTGATGATTTTGAAATTTGATAGAGTTCACTTATAGAGCGCTGGGTCATCCAGATAGTGTCATCATTAAAGTAAGCATCAACTTTTGTATCACCTTTTTCATTTTGATATATTAAAATATTTCCAATATTTGTATCCATAGGCTCCTTTCTTAACCGTATGAAAATCTAGATGGTTAGTTCTGAAGTGTTTCCAAACCGGAAATAGTTCAGCGTATAAATGTAAGAGAAAATCTATTAACCAATTAGTGGTTCAATAGTTGTAGATGAAGGTTCCATGGGTGGGATTTTTATATTAGATATGAGTAACTCTTCGGCGTTTCTTGAGGTATGTACGGAGTAGTCCATATGTATGGTTAATGGAGACAATTGTTTGTACATTTTCCGAATTTCTTCAGCATTATCATAACTAATCAGCCATGGGTAGGTTTTGGATAGGATAAATTTAGATAAAAGCATATGTTGCTCATGTGTATAATAGCATCTATACAAATTAGCTCCTTCTTTATAGTATGGAGGGTCTATGTATACAAAAGTTTTTCTGTTCCGTTTATATCGTAGTGCTTGCTTCATAAAGTCAATAGCGTCTAAATTGTAAAGAGTTATTTTATTTCCATATAGCGAAAGCTGTTGAATGGAATTAATAATCTTATCTTTATTAAATCGACAATTAATAGGGTATTGAGATTGCTGATTTAGCCCACCGAGTGGATTGGCCTTTAGTATGCCAGAGAAGTTAGTTCTATTTAAAAATAAACCAGCAAAACCTATTTGAACAGATGTTTTGTCTTGAAGATAATCATTATTTCTATAAAGAGAAAACTCATGCCAATTTTCTAATGTAATATCAGTGTTTCTAATAAGCGTAATCAGTTCTTCAGTGTGATTAAACACAGAGAACCAAAAGTTATAAAGCAAGGGATCAAGTTCATTAAGAACAGCCTTGCTGATAACTTGGTTTTCCAAAAGTAGCAATGATATGGCAGCACTGCCAGCGAATGGTTCGTAAAAAGTGCATCCGGTTCGCTGCTCTGCAATAAGTAATTTGCATATATAATCATATAACTTAGATTTAGCACCAGGATAGCGTAAGGGATTTTTTATCGACATTTAATCTCACCTCCTTTAGTCAGCTTATCATATTTATAGATATTTGGCCAGAACTAATTGATTTTAGGTATTTTGGTTCTGGAAGCTAAAATATTAAATCGATTAACAAATGTTTTTTTGAATGTATCAAGATCTGTTTGGTTATCTTCACACCAATATCGCATAATATTTAGATCATCAAACATAGCTTGATTATCTATGAACCAGTGCTTGTATTTCTCACGATTTTTTTCATATGAAGCATATTTGGGTGAAGTCAGAGGATTCATTTCTTTAAACATTCTAATGGATATACCTTTGTCGAAATTTTCCTGTAAGATTTCGTGAGTTGGAGGGAGATTGATTAAATAATTGTATAGTAATGCTTCTGGTCCTTCGTTACCAGGTAAGAAAATAACATTACAATGTTTAGCAGGTAATTCGGCGTATTTGGTTTTTGCTAAATCTTTATCTCCGTCTAATATAAATAGAACATTTTTAAAGTAATCAGGGTCATTATATAAAAGATTCATAAGAGATTCTCCACCTAATTTAATGTCTAAAAGGCGAAAATGATCCTTATAGTCAGCGAGCATATGTCTTATGAAATATCGTGCTTCAGCGTCTTCTGAATAAATATTTATCTTTCGATTATTACTGGTCAAATAATAGGTACTAATCATCATATCATTCTCCATTGCTTCAAAAGGCGGGTTGTGATGAATTTCAAGCTTACCATTGGCTGTTGTAAAATATTCAATATTGATATCGGAATTTCTTATTTGCAGGCTGCTTAAATATTCCAAAATTTGCAGTGAGTGTGTAGTAAATACGGCTTGAAAATTGAATTGTTTACATACTTTATAAATTAAGTCAATAAGACGAATTTGGGCTGCTGGGTGTAATGTTGCATCTAATTCATCAATAAGTAAAATACCACCGGGCCAAGGTTCTCCTATATTATCATATTCTGTTTTAAGTTTAATAAATGATAATAATAAATACATAATTTGCATTAAATTGTCTTGTCCGGAAGAATTACTTAAAAAGTCATAATGGGAAGTATTTACTCCACCAGAACGCTTTTTGAAAATTTCATAGTTTGATATACTAGAAATAGAATCGTCTATGGAAAGAATATACTTGTAGTTTTTGATTAGCCATTGGATATCATCATTTGTTAATTTCTTCTTAAATTTTCGTTCCTCAATAACTTCTGAAGTATCTTCACCAAGTGGATACAAGCGACTTAATCCTAAATAAAAAGAAGGAACAGATAACTTTTTAGCAGTTACTTTTTCACTTATGGAGTGATCAACCCATTTTGGAAGAATTCTAAAACGGTTACTATCAACAGAATCCTTATCCCATTTTTGCCAAGTGACACGTAAAGTAATAGGAATCTCGTTATCATTATCTTGTGGGAGGTAAAAAAGAGTACCGATATCTCCACTTCGTTTGTCAAAAGCTTTTGAACCCTTGAATAGTTCAGAAAATTCAGTTTTAAATTGTTTATCAGTAATAGTTGTTCCGAATTTACTCTTAAGTTCACAGGTATTTCCAAGAATTCCTAAAATTGTAGACTTTCCAGTGGCATTATGTCCAGCTATAGCGGTAATAGTATTCCCTATATGAATAGTTTGATCCTTAAAAATTCTAAAATCTTCTAAATATAGACGAGTAAACATAACAAACTCCTTATCTGTAGTATTTTTGCTTATTTCAGCCTTAATTCAAGCAATTCCTTAGGATATCCTGTGCATTGACAGAACTGGTCCTGAGTGTATACAGTATAATCTTGCAACATTTCATCTGATATCAAAAGGGAAGCGGCAAACAAATTTGCTTCTCTTTCTATTCCAGATGTAAGCAGTAATGTTTTATTTTTTAGAAAAGCACAATTCTCTTTTCTATGTAGTAAAGCATGACCTAATTCGTGTGCTACAACAACCCGAAAAAGTGAACTGTCAGATGGAATATCCTCATTTATAAAAATCCAACGTTTTCTTTTTAGAAGTTTGTAGTTTCCAGAAATATTGCCTAACGGTAATACTGCGATCTGGATCCCGGCGTACCGTGCAATAGTAACAGGATCCCGGCTGCCGGTTAGATGTTCATAGTACCTGATTAAACGACGAATCTTATGATTTACAGTCTCCAAACGGCGTCACCTACTTTTTATTCTTATTTGGATTGTATTTCACTTTGTTTTCTTTTTTAGTTTCTCTAAGGGCGTATTCAATGGCATTCTGAAGTAGGCTTAGGGAAGCATTATCAATTTCTACGCCATTGTAGTATAGAGGACCGTCATCACCTTTACGAATTTCACCCATAATACGGTCTAAATCCTTTTTTATATCTCGTTCATCTCTGGCATTGAGTTCCGTGTGCTCTTCGCTATCGCCATTAAGTAGATAATCCATTGTAACATTAAAGTATTTAGCAACAGCATTTAACTTATCAGCATTAGGAGTGGATTTATCCCATTTTACGATTGTACTATTGCCAAAACCCAACTCTGACTCAAGCGCAGGTAAACTAATACCACGTTCTTGCGCAAGGGCTTTTACTCGGTCTTTGAGTGTCATAATAGTCCCCTTTCAAATACGAGAAAAAAATCTCGAAAAAGTATTGACAAAAAGAAAATATTCTCGTATAGTAAGGAGTGTAAAGAGAAAACATTCTCGTGCAATGATGATCAGTCGATAAACGCCAATTTAAAAGACTGGATTTAAGAGAATATATTCATATTGCCTATTTGTATAATAGAATATTTTCTCACAAAAGTCAATATAAGAATGAGAATATTTTCTCTAACAAAGTACATGGGATGAAATCTCAACCCATAAAAATTCCACCGTACAGCGAATACGGTGGAATACATGCAGACCTACAAGATTGTTTACGAGTGACGGCTAATTACTTAGCCAGGATATACAGCGCAGGGCTGTCTTCTCCTACGAAATAGGACATGGACAAAAGTCTATATCCTTTAGCTAAAAGAGTTTGGACCTTTTCAGCTGAATAGGTATATTTTTTCTTTATGGCATTCACCTCCCTCTCGCGGAGGTGTTAGGCCTGCATGTACATCATAACACAAGGAGGTGGAACCGTGATATACGACAATGTAAAAAAGCTTTGCGATCAAAAGGGAATTTCCATTTGGCGCCTTGAAAGGGATCTTGGATTTTCTAATCGCAGTGTTAGCAAATGGAATGACAATGAGCCCGGTATTCGGAAAGTCCAGAAAGTAGCGGACTATCTGGGAGTACCCATTGAGAAGCTGTTGGAGTAGAAAGAAAAGGGGTGAGAGAGGTGGTTGAGGTTGTTTTAACCGTAGGTTGCTGGGTTTTAGGTGCAGTTTGTGTGCTTGTAATGAAAAAAATAGAGCCTAACAACAAAATCTATCCGGTATGGGCTCTATTTATATCATTGGTGTTTACTTTATTCGCATTTTATGAAAAGAGGTGAAGGAAATGCGCTTTTATGAAACAGATAATTTGGAACATAGTGGCTTTGATTTTTATTGCGACATCGCAAATAACATTGTCAAGGCTAGAAAAGATATGGGATTAACCCAGAAAGAACTTGCAAAGCTGGCAGGCATTAAGGAACATCGTTTGGTGGGAATTGAGAACGTGAAAATCAGAATTGACCTGGACGATTTAGAAAAGCTTTCAAAGGTTTTTGAAAGAACGGTCGACTGGTTGATTGATGCTGAATTGGATTATGGCGGAAAGGATTGTCGGTATTTAGTCTGGCCTGATTCTTTACCAGATTTCAAGCTTTATATGAATGCACCAAGTAAAAGAATGGCCTTTTTACGATATGACAAGAAGTTTAAAGAATGTGGAGTAACCTATACCAGTGGCCGAGAGCGGTTTTATGTAAAACTCGTTGGGGTTCCGGTTTCAAAGCAGGAAATTCAAAATAAGTTTAAAAAGAGAACTACGGAAGATTTGCCATTGGAGCCAGATTAATAGCAACAAGTACATGCTTCAGGGCATACAGATCAAGAGAGAGGGGTGGTGATATTGAAAGAGATTACCTTTACCAATCATGTAAGGATTGGAGAACAGAGATTGCTTCTGGATGAACTTCCAGAGGAACAGAGAAGAGATATTGTTAATAGCATCTGCTACAGATCGCTTTTGACAATTCCTAATACAGAAGTGATCCAGACCGCCTGAGAGCGGCCTTGGTGGACAAGCTTGGAAAGGAGAGAGAAGCAATGGCAAAGATCAAAAACTACAATGGTAGGACAGGCATGGAGCTGTCTTATGTGGCAGTGCAGGCAACCAAACCTAAGAAAAAAGCATGGAACTGGGTAGGTATCGCTGAGACGGTTGTTGCAGGCGGTATCTGGGCGGTGGTCCTGATGATGCTTGGGGCTGCGCTTGCGGTCCAGGTGTTGTAATGGCTACATGGGAAGATCAGTGCGGTACCTGCATCAAGAAGAGTCGGTGCATGGAGAGAAGCCGCTTACAGGCATGCAGAGATTACATAAAAAAGGACCCAGGCAGCGGCAACTGCGATAGGTCCAAAAACAAAAATAATTTTACACCCTCATTATACGGAGGGAGAAGGAGAAATGCAAGATGAAGCTTTATGAATTAACAGAACAGTTTCTTGCGCTGCAGGAACTGGTGTATGACCCGGAAGTAGATGAACAGACTTTTCAGGATACAATGGAAGGTCTTTGGGGCGAGATCGAAGATAAGGCAGATGGCTATGCCAAGATCATTATGGGAATGAAGGCAGATATTGAAGCTTTAAGGGCAGAGGAAGGCCGCCTGGCTGCCAGACGGAAGGCGCTGGAGAACCGTCAGCAGGCTTTAAAGAACAACCTGGAAGCCAACATGAGGGAAATGGGCAAGACAAAGTTTAAGACGGCATTGTTCAGTTTCAATATTCAGAAAAATGGTGGTTTGCAGCCGTTGGTCATTGACGGGCTTCTGGAAGATATTCCGGGAAGGTTCCTGATCCCGCAGCCACCGGTGCCGAATAACGAGGCAATCCGGGCACTGTTAGAGAATAAAGCCGTTGAATGGGCGCACCTGGAGCCACGCGGGGAAAGCCTGAGGATACGCTGATGACATCTGATGGAAAGATCGTACCGTACCGCATGTCCGTGTTGATGGAGATCGCGGCCAAGGTGGCAAAGACAATGGTGACAGGTGCTGTGAGCCTGAGCTATGAAGAAATGGAGATCGTGCTGGACTATATCCACCTTAACATTGAGGACAGCAAGCGCAGGAATGAAGCGAGAGAAAAGGAGAACAGAGATGTTTCTGAAGATAAATGAGTTTAAGAAAGCTATGAAGTCCGCCCTGAAAACATCCGGCGGCTTAATCATTGGAAATGTAAAAGGGCATTTCCTGGTACATACAAGCCTTTGGGGCGTGTGGGTAGAAAGCGTTTATGCTACCAGTAAGTTTAAAGCAGCCATTGTGGAGCTGATCGGTGATATGCCGGAAGAAGAGACTTGTTATAGGTATCATCTGGAAGAGAAAAATCTCAAGATGGAGTACCAGATAAGATATGAGGATCCTTATGATCAGTGGAAAGAAGCAAAGGATTTTGCGTGCGAAGTGCCGTTGGCTTTTTACAGTACGCCTCATGAGCTGTCCATTTACCAGAGTAAAAGTGACAGGTCTTATATTACTGTGTTGCAGTCTTATGCAGCAGGTATGATGTCACCGTCAGAACTTGAAGCAGGTATGGAACATATGCCCGGAAGGCCGAGCGTTTCTCCTGCCGGTTCTACGCTCTACTTTAAGAGTGAGACGATGATCTATTGGATCAGTATCGTAAAAGTTCCTCAAAAGGCGGAGGATACCATATTCCGGTACTTAAGAGGGCTGGACTTCTTTGAGGATGACTGGCTTCCAAAGAAAGATGAGCAGGAAACAGAAGAGGCGGCAGAGGCGTTGCCGTATTAAGGAGGACATTATGGGATTACCAGTATTGATCTATGGAAAATCCGGCAGCGGGAAGAGCCGCAGCCTTAAGTTTTTTGATGAGGATGAGATCGTGCTTCTTAACACAGAACGGAAGGAATTACCGTTTAAGAAGCGCTTTAAGAAGACCGGTTGCAGTGATGATATCAACCGGATCATTACAATGATTAACCAGAACCCGGAAAAGACTTACGTGATCGATGATGCGGGGTATATCATGACCCACCTTTTCATGTCACAGCACAGGAATAAAAAGGGAAATGCGTCCTTTGAGATGTACGATGATATTGCGGATGCCATGTATGGCCTGGTGAAGCGGATCAAGACGGATGTGACAGCTCCGGACAAGATCGTTTACATCATGTTCCACGAAGATACGGACGATTTTGGTATCTCACGTCTCAGGACCATTGGCAAGCAGTTGGATCGGAAAGTGTGCCTGGAAGGCATGGTCACGATCTGCATCCGTTGCATGAGTGAAAATGGGAACCATTTCTTCCGGACGGTTACGGACGGATCCGATATCACAAAGACTCCGGAAGAGATGTTCCCGGAACCGGAGATCGAAAACAACCTGAAATTAGTAGATGATACCATCCGGGATTTTTATGGATGGGAAAAACATAAGAACAAGGAGGATACAAAGTCATGATAAAGAAACCAGCAGGATATGATGAGGCAGCAGCTTATACAGGGGAATCCCAGCAGCTGCCAAAAGGAAAGTATGTGTGTGTGATCAAACAGGTAGCAACCCAGACATCCAAGAACGGAAATGAGCAGTTTGTGATCCTGTTTGATGTGGCAGAGGGAGAACAGAAAGACTTTTTCCAGAAGCTCTTTAATGCGGACAAGGCCCAGAACAGTGCTAATGCAAAATGGCGTGGTGTGTTTAAGCAGAACATGGAAGGAAAAGGACTTTCCTGGTTCAAGGGGATCATCACTTCCATTGAGCGTTCCAATAACTTTACCTTCCAGTGGGATAAGGAAAACAATGAAAAAACACTGGTAGGAAAGAAATTTGGAGGGATTTTCCGGCGCAGGCAGTATGAGGCAGAAAACGGAAATCGCCCTATTGTTACAGAACTGTGGCAGATCCGCAGCGTGGCGGGCCTGGCAGATGCAGAGGTACCGGAGGATGAACTGCTCCCAGAAGGACCGGTCCAGAGGCCGGTAGAAACACCGTCTCCTGTAGGTGATGGTTTCATGAATATTCCGGAGGGCGCAGGTGATGAAGGCATCCCGTTCATGTGATCCGGAGCTTTACAGCAGGATAAAAGATGCAGTGAGTATGCAGCAGGCCGTGGAATACTGCGGCCTGCATATTTTAAACGGAAAATGCCTCTGTCCATTCCATAAGGATACCCATCCTTCCATGAAGATCTATCCCAATGGAAAAGGGTATTACTGTTTTGTCTGCGGTTCCGGTGGTGACCAAATCAAATTTGTGGCGGTCTATTACGGGATCAGTAATTATGAAGCTGCAAAGCAGCTGGCGCAGGCTTACGGGGTGCCAGTCAATGAGCCGGTGACCTACAGGGAAAAGCGGGAAGCAGACAAGAGAATACGCTATAAGCGGGAATTAGGGCAGTTTGTGCAGGAGGCAGTAAAATGGCTGACCGTGTACAGAGGACTGCTCTGTGAGGCTGTCAGGGAGCGCAATGAGCATTTCTGGGAAGGGCTTGGCAACCTGACCTATGTGGAATATCTGCTGGGGTGTCTTAAGGACTGCCCGGAAGAAGTGTATGCCGATAAGAAGGTGGTGAAAGAGATTGGAAAAGTCGAAGGACGAGTTATTAGCTGGTATATCTAAGCTGTCCGGTTTGGATCCGTTCCCGGATGAAATATTTTACCAGATCTTTGAGATAGAGGACAACGTGGAGCGGACCCAGTATGTGGAGGCGCTGCGGAAAGAAGCCGGGAAGCTAAAGCGTAGGCCGGAGTTTAACAACCTGTACTGCGCGTTCGTCCTGGACTATTCTCAGAGACAAAAGCAGACGGGAAAAGTAACACGGTTTACAGATCAGCCCATAGAGCTTAACTGTGGGGAGTGGGAGGCAACGGATATGGGAGTAAAGACCGTCCGTTATGACAAGAATGCCATGCCGGTTGCTTATTATGCCTGCAGCCATCCAATTCTCCCAGTGGAGATCTTAAAAAATGTGGATACAGCCCAGGAGCGTATATCTCTGGCTTATTTCAAGTCAGCCACCTGGCAGAAGATCACGGTAGACAGGGCTGTGTGTGCCAATGCCAATAAGATCGTGGATGCGCTCAGTCAGTTCGGGATTGAGGTGACCAGTGATAATGCCAAGAGCCTGGTACGCTATATTTCAGACTGTGTGGGGCTGAACCCGGCTACCCTGGAACCGAAAAAGTCCATCAACCGCCTTGGCTGGGTAGGGAGCAGTTTTACACCCTATGCCCAGGATATCCGGTATGAAGGAGATATGGACTATGAGGTGATCTTTCGGAATGTGGCCCAGAAAGGCGATTTTGGTGCCTGGAAGACACTTTGTAAGGATCTGCGTAAAAATATACCCCTGCGCATGATGATGGCCGCCAGCTTTGCTTCCGTACTTCTGGAACCTCTTAAGGTATTGCCGTTTGTATTGCATTTATGGGGAACGACCGGAACCGGAAAGACAGTAGCGCTCATGGTGGCAATGTCCATCTGGGGTAATCCCAAAATGGGTGGCCTGGTAAAGACCATGAACATGACAAAGAATGCCATTATGCGCAATGCCGCATTTTTATGCAGTATCCCTTTTGCCGGAGATGAGCTGCAGACCATAAAGGATAAATGGCAGGGGAATTTCGACCAACTGATCTACCAGATCACGGAAGGTGTGGATCGTGGCCGTGCCAGGGCCTATGGCGGAGTGGAGGATACCAAGACTTGGAAGAATAGTTTTATCTTTACAGGCGAGGAACCGATCACAAAGGTAAATTCCGGCGGAGGTTCCAAGAACCGTGTAATCGAGATCGCCATTGACGGACCTCTGATCGAAGACGGTCATTATGTCAGCAGCGTGGTCCAGGAGCATTATGGATACGCAGGACGGAAGTTTGTGGAGTACATACAGGAAACGGACTTAAACCGGATCATGGACCGGTACCGGGAAATATTTGAGCAGTTATGTAAGCTGGATACAACGGATAAACAGGCAATGGCAATGTCTTGTATGTTGCTGGCCGATGAGATCGCAGTGAAGCTTTTCTTTCCAGAAGAGCGGGCTTTACAGGTCAGCCAGGTAAAACAATACCTGCAGAGTAACTTTGATGTGGATGTGGCGGAACGTGCCTACCAGCAGGTACTCAACTGGGCAGCCAAGAACCCAGTACGTTTTGAGGATCCCAAGGCAGATAATTCCCCCAATAAAGGGGAGGTCTGGGGCAAGATCGATGAGGACAAGCTGATCGTGAACCGTGACGTGCTTCTGGCGTTCCTGGACCAGAATGGGTTTGATTATACAGCGGTAAGTAAGAAATGGTCAGAAAAAGGGTACCTGGTGCGTAATTCCCAGGGGAAATTTATCCATAGTACAAAAGTGTATGGGATCAAGTCCAGTTATATTAAGTTTAGGCTGCCGCAGGATGATGACGTAACAGATAAAGATGGATTTATGTCAGTTGAGAGTGATGATCAGGAGGCTCTTCCCTTTGATTAGGGTCTAACCTGGTCTAACCTAAAAAAAATTTAGGTTAGACTCTGAAATCCGCATAAACACTGGCTTTTTTATATATAGTCTAACCTGTCTAACCAGTCTAACCTGTTTTTAATATCTCGTAACGTAGGAAAAAGTTATTGTAGAAAATTTAACGTTAAATATATCACAATATTAAAATTTCCTTAAAAATGTTGGTATATGCAACCGGATTTTTGGTTAGACGGTTAGACCATTAAGTAAATCAAGGGTTTGCGGGCATTTCTGAGGTTAGATTTTGGTTAGCTTATCCCGCAAAAAGGTTAGACCATGGCAGAAAAGGAGATAAAAACAGATGAAAATGAGTAATAAATCAGCCGGAACACAGTTTGAAAGAGAATTTGCAGCCCGGCTGGCAGCGGAAGGCTTCTGGGTCCACCGCTTCCAGGATAACAAGAATGGACAGCCCTGTGATGTGATCGCTGCAAGGAACGGGGAAGCGTACCTGTTTGACTGTAAGGACTGCAAAACGGATACATTCAGCCTGAGAAGAGTGGAAGAAAACCAGTTCAATGCAATGAGGCTGTTTGATACAACAGGAAACCGGCGTGGGATGTTCGCGATCCGGTATCCGGATCAGAAGATCTACCTGGTGGATTATGAGATCGTCAAGATTATCCGAAACAATGGGAAGAGCAGTATTCCAAGGCACTTGATCGGAATGTATGGAAGGACGTTGGAAGACTGGCTGGATGATCTTGCAGTAATGGGGGATAAAAAGAACAATGGTTGTAGAGATTGGATCTGAGATACGGATCAGGGACGCTTCCAAGGAACTGTATGACTGGGCGCAGGAAAATTTGATCATCCCTAACCCGCAGTACCGAGAAAGGGAACGCAGAGGGCTTTGGGTAGGAAATACACCGAAGTATCTCTGGCTCTATCATGTGGATGGTTCAGACTTGATCGTTCCTACCGGAGTAGGAAAGCAGGTAAGGCAGTTCCTTTCAGAGAAGGATCAGATATATGTTCATTTAGCTGATAATGGGCTTTTAGACTATAAAGGTACCATTCCCCTGTATGACTACCAGAAAGAGGCAGTAGAAGTCATGCAGCGTACCAGCTGCGGGATTTTACAAAGCCCCTGCGGATCAGGAAAGACACAGATGGGGATTGCCCTGGCTGCTGAGCTTGGCCGCAAGGTATTGTGGGTCACTCATACGCAGGATTTGCTAATCCAGTCAAAGACCAGGGCGGAACAGTATTTTTCTTCTGAAACGCTGGGAACGATCACTGCCGGGAAAGCCCAGGTTGGCAGCCATATAACATTTGCCACAGTCCAGACCCTGTGTAAGATGGACCTGGAACAGTTCCGGTATACATGGGATGTGGTGATTGTGGATGAGTGCCACCGACTGGCAGGATCACCAACACAGGTGACGATGTTTTACAAGGTGATGAACAGCCTGGCTGCAAGGCATAAATATGGCCTGTCAGCTACCGTACATCGTTCTGACGGGATGATAAAAAGTACCTTTGCTGTTTTAGGACCTGTAATCTATAAAGTGCCAGATGAGGCAGTAGCGGATAAGACCATGCAGGTGCGGATCCTGCAGAGAAATACAGATATAACCGTCAGCCGCAGCTGTCTGGATACAGATGGGACCCTGGATTATAACGAACTGCTTTCTTATCTTGGAGGAAACAGGGAGAGAAATGAGATGATCGTTAAGGACCTGGTAAGCCAGAAGGGACATTCCTGTTTAATTCTGGCAAGCAGGCTGGAACAGCTGCGAAATATCAGGGATCTGCTTCCGGATGAGCTGCGAAGCGTTTCTGCCATGATCGATGGCAGTATGACCAGCAAGAAGGGAAAGTCAGAAAGGGAGACTGCAATCGAAGATATGAGGACCGGAAGAAAGAAGATCCTGTTTGCATCCTTTGGTCTGGCAAAAGAAGGTCTGGATATCCCAAGGCTTGATCGACTGTTTTTGGTATCCCCGCAGAAAGACTATGCAGTAGTTACGCAGTCCGTTGGACGGATTGCCAGAAAGGCAGACGGAAAGACAGATGCCGTGTGTTATGACTACGTGGACGATATTCAGTTTTGCGAAAACCAGTTTAAACGGCGCAAGACTCATTACAGAAAGGCAGGGTGTATCTTATGACGAGGAATGAAGAACAGGCAGTGCTTGCGAAAGGTGTCTGGTGTGACTCATATAACTTTTATCTGAAATATCATGGCCGTCCTGCTGATCCGGGCTTCTGGGAAGAGGCCACGGCAGACTTTGGAAAGATCATGAAGAAATACGAGGGCGCTACAGTGTGCGGCCGGTTGATGTTAGCTGCATTTAGTCTTTTGGAGGAGGAAACCAGATGAATGATCTGAAGAAAGTATCCGTCCCAATCTGCTGTATCTGCCAGAAAGTAATCAATGGAGATGCAGAGTGGATCAGGACAAAGAGAGGGACGGTGTTGTACATGCATAGAGAGTGCGTGAGAAAGGGGAAAGACGATGGATACAATATGTCGTAGGGATATAAAGCTAAGTGATTATAATATTTCAAGAGCGAAATACAATGAGCTTAAGTATTTTTGCATTCAGTACGCTGAAAAGAAGCAGAAGCTCCAGAATGCGTATGGGTTAAAGGCAACAGTGAATGATGGCATGCCTAAGAGCAACCTGTCAGGTGACTCTACGGCCCAGGAAGCAGTCCGAAATGCTATGATGCAGGAAGATATCCAACTCATTGAGGAAACCGCCAGAAAAGCCTCTCCTGAGATTTACAAGTGGATTTTGAGAAATGTTACAGAGGGAACACCATACGAATGGATGGATGTTCCGGTAGGACGAAGGCAGTTTTATGAATACCGCAGATATTTTTTCTATCTGCTGGCGCAGAAAAGATAGTTTATAAAAATTTTATAATTATTGTATTGGTGTGAATATGCAAAATTGAATAGACTAATCAGAAAAATTGAATATCTGTTACTACCTGTTACTATCTTTCACTATTTGTTATTATCTTTCGTATTTTGCTTTGATATTTCCAAAACGGAAAGACCTAATTTTAGAAATTGCAGTGAAGTGTGTAATTGTGTAGACAATTCAGCTGGTTTACATTGAAGGATGACTGTGATATGTTGTGAAAGAGCCACCTACTCAGTGGTGGGTGGCTTATTGATGAAAAAGTTTTTGAGTTAAATAAGTGACATAGTCAGAGGTTTCAAGGACTAATCGCTTTAATTGGCTGACGGTAACAATAACGGAATTTTTGGTTTTGTTGTTTTCGATATCACAAATCGTAAACGTTCCATCTGGATTTTCATTAAGTTCGAATCCAGACAGAGTTAGTAGATATTCAGCAGTGTTTGTTGCCATACTTCCAGTTTCACCGTATATCAAATACGAAACAGACACATCGAGTACATCAGCAATACGCTTTAGAGTATCGTGATTAGGTTCTCGATTATTGTTTTCATAGTTTGAATAAGTCGAATATGGAATTCCCAATGCTTCGGCAACAGCTCGTTGAGATATTTTTTTATCCATTCTGATACGCTTGATGCGTGTTCCAATTTTTATGATTTCGTTTAGACTCATAATATTCACCTCTGAATATATTTTAGCATAAAATATTCAAATTTGCAAACATACACTTGACATATTCAATATTGAATATTATAATTCACATATATTCGATAGCGAATAGAAGGGAGGCGAGACAATGAAGCGAGTAGGAATTATCATGGATGACGAGCTTCACAAGCAGTTAAAGCATATGGCGGTAAACGAAGGCAGAACAGTAACTGACATTATCGTAGAGCTTGTGAAAGCGGAAGTTGAAACAAAAAAAGAGCAGTCACGGTAAGTTTGGCGACCGACGTGATTGCTCAAAAATCGAAACCTGTAAACCCAGGAATCACCTTGTATTGTAAGGGATTCCGCCAGAAATTGCAAGGAGGAAATTGCAATGCAGAATTTAATGATTTTTGAAGGACACAATGTAGAGGTATTTGAACTGAATGGACAGGTATTATTTAACCCGTATCACGTTGGCACATGCTTAGAACTGGGTGACAGCGCAGTAAGAATGGCCATTGCCAAAATGAACGAAAAGCAGGTTGTTAAGATTAAAAATTCGGATGTCAGTAAAGTTGACATCCGAAAATTGAACAATGCGGGTGAGAATTTTCTCACAGAAAGCGGTGTGTATAAGCTGGTATTCAAGAGCCATAAACCAAACGCAGAAGCCTTCACGGACTGGATCGCAGATGAAGTTCTTCCAACACTTCGCAAGACCGGTTCGTATGAGATGTCAAAGCAAGACAAGTCCAAGAAGGAAAAATTGCCGTCTGTAAACATGATGGTGAAGAATGTCAAAGCTGCGTTACATGATGCCGGAGTGGATTCTAAGTACATAGCGGCAGAAGTAATGAGGATTTATTCTGAGTCAGGTTATCCCGTTAATGCTCCAGTAATCTCAGACGAACCAAAATTGTGGGACTGCACAGGTATTGCCAAAGAGTTAGGTATTTTTTCCGAGTCTGGCAGACCTCATGATAAGGCAGTCAGTGCCATTATTCAGAAGCTGGATATTTTTACAGATGAGATTGTGAGAACGGCTTACAGCCGGAATGGTCATGACGGTGTTACAGTTCAGTATAAGGGAAGTGTTCTGGAGAAAGTCAGGGAATGGCTGAATGAGAATGGTTATCCGATTGTGATTGAGTTTATGCTCTCCAATGGCAATAGCAATAAATGCAAGGTTGTTTATGGGGAGGTGGCGTAATGACATATTCAGAATTTTGTGATCAGATTGCACCTTCTGTTTTAGAACTGGAAAAAGAATGTAGCAAAATGAGTTTGGAAGAATTTAAAGAATTCCGTGAGGATGTTATGCACGAGGCCGGAAAGCAGAATTATAGCAAGAAGTTTATGTCTGCCGTGCTTGATATGATATATGGTCATCTGTTTTTTAAAGATACTGCACAGGGGGTGGCCTAAAGTGAATGTTCAGGAAGAATTAAGGATAAATGGATATCAGCCTACAGTTGGATATCCAGGAACGGATATGGGAGATTTTTTCAAGGGGTTAATGGATAGATATAAATGTGAATGCTCACCTTTTATGCTTTCAGTAGCTTATACATATGGAGTAATTCAAGGAAAGAGAGAAGAACGCTTCAGAAGAAAAAATAAAAAAGTGGGTAACTAGAAGGGGGTACTTCCGTGATATTATGGTAGCATGAATTAAGCCAAAGGCATACGGCCGGCGGCTTACGTCGAACCCCACCAGGCAGCAGGCGAAAGCTTGTTGCCTCCCCCTTGGAACGTAGCTCAGTAGGTAGAGCAATGGCTTTTATCCTAAGCGAAGGTTCGAGTCCTTCCGTTCCGATTTACCTGGTTTAGGGATCTCCACCCGGACATTCCAGGTAGCATGAAAGACATCCTTGTGAGAGGGTGTCTTTTTGTCATATCAATTTTGTTAGCACTCACCTATTGACAGTGCTAACAAAATGTGGTATTGTAATGGAACTAAGACAGCAAGGTGAACAGAAAAATAAAAATGTCAAAGGAGAAAAGGTTTTATGCCAATGGTAAAAAACGTAGAAAAGAAGATTTGGGATGTAGAAGGGTTTCAGGTTAATTTTTTATCTTCAGTAGGTAAAAATTTGCGAGATAATAAAAAGGATATGCCACAGTATCCTTTTACAAGAAAAGCACCGGGTGATATGACGGTATCCGAATGGAAACAAAATCGCTTTAATCCGAATTATCCGGGATTAGACGTAGAAGTTTTAGATGTAGTGAATATGCCTGTAGCAGGACAAACAAAATTGAAAAATGTTAGAGCTACATATGTAGATGAATAACATTATGAGGAGCCACCCAGCGTGGCTCCTTTTCTTATACCCAAAACCGACGAATAGGAGGTGATGACGAGTGCCGAGAGCAAGGGATCCGAACCGCGAACAGGCATTTGAAATATATAAAGAATCGGTGGGAATGATTGATTTAGTTGAGATTGCAAGTCAACTAAATTTATCTCCTGGCACGATTCGTGGATGGAAATCAAAGGACAAATGGGACTCAAAATTGAATGGAGCGCTCCAAAAAAATACGGAACGTTCCAAACGAAAAGGGGCTCAGCCGGGCAACAAAAACAGCTCTGGTGGACCTCCGGGAAATAAGAAAGCAGAAAAATTCGGTTTCTTCAGCAAATATCTGCCTGAGGAGACCGTTTCTATTATCCAGGAGATGCCGACGGATCCGCTGGATGTCCTCTGGGATCAGATCCAGATTGCTTATGCGGCTATTATCCGGGCACAGCAGATCATGTATGTGCGTGATCGGGATGATAAAACAATCGAGAAAATCGAGGAGAAAGACGGCAACGTGATCGGAGAGCGTTGGGAGGTACAGCATGCCTGGGATAAACAGGGGAAATTCCTACAGGCTCAGGCCAGGGCACAGTCGGAGCTTCGCAGTCTCATTAAGCAGTATGACGAGTTGCTGCATAAGCGCTGGGATCTTGCCAGTGATGAGCAGAAGGCCCGCATAGCTCAGATCAAGGCCCAGACGGACAAACTTAAGGGTACCGACAATGAAGAGGAGCTGAGCCGCCTGGACCAGGTTCTTAGCGAGATAAAAGGGGTTGTGTAGTATGCCATTTTCTGATAAACAGCAGGAGTTTTTCCGAAATGCAAACCACCGATGGAATATTAAGGTTGGTGCGACACGTTCCGGAAAGACCTATATGGACTATTATGTGATCCCTAAGAGAATCCGTGCCAGAGCCGAAAAAGAAGGGCTGGTGGCGATCCTGGGCGTTTCTAAAGGCACGATCCAGCGAAACATCATTGAACCATTACAGCGTATCTGGGGAACCAAGCTGGTAGGTGATATCAATTCCCAGAACATCTGTCCTATGTTTGGGGAAGATGTTTACTGCCTGGGTGCGGAGAAAGTCAGCCAGGTATCTAAGATCCGAGGCTCTTCATTAAAGTATTGTTACGGTGATGAGGTTGTAGACTGGAACCAGGATGTTTTTAACATGCTTAAATCCCGTCTGGATAAGCCTTATTCCTGCTTTGACGGAGCCTGTAACCCGGATGCCCCACAGCACTGGTTTAAAAAGTTCCTGGACTCTGATGCAGACATTTACTGCCAGAAGTATGAGATCTTTGATAATCCATTTTTAAGCCGGGTATTTGTAGATGAGCTTTGCAAGGAATATAAAGGAACGGTCTTGTATGACCGGTACATCCGTGGCCTGTGGGTAGCTGCGGAAGGTTCTGTGTATAAGTTGATGTGTGATGCGACATCCAGTGGAGGCATTAACCCATATGCAATTTATGAGAAGCCTAAAAGCCTTTTACAGATCAATATTGGTGTTGACTTTGGTGGTTCAGGATCAGGACATGCATTTGTTGCTACTGCATACTCCAGGGCTTATCAAAGTATTACGGCACTTGCCAGTGAGCGCCATATGAGCGTAAATGGCAGTATTGATCCGAATAAGTTGGGAGAATTGTTTGTAGACTTTTGCTTGAAGATCATCAACCTGTATGGATTTATTACCGTTGTCTATTGTGATAGTGCAGAGCAGACGCTGATCGCAGGTATGAGGACAGCGGTCAGGAAGGCGGGGCTTGGCTGGATCCGGATTGAAAATGCCCTGAAGACAACGATCAATGACAGAATACGTTTTATGCAGCGGATGCTTAGCCAGCACCGCTTTTTCTATGTAAAAGATCAGTGCCAGAGCCTGGAAGATGCTCTAACAACGGCATTGTGGGACGAGAAGAAATGTCTTGTGGAAGATGTGCGACTGGATGACGGCACCAGTGATATTGATACGCTAGATGCTTTTGAGTACACATTTGAGCGGGACATCAGCCGGTTTATCCGGTACGAATAGAGGTGATAACAATGAAATTTTCTAAAATGCTGGCTGCGATCACGCAGGTTTTAAATCAGGATTCAGATACACAGGTTGATGTCTGCATGACTTCTGAAATGGCCCGTAGGATAGAGCTATGGACGGCCATGTATGAAGATAATGCGCCATGGGTGGATCGAAAGAAAGTGAAGAGTGCGCAGCTGCCGGCAGCTATTGCCTCTGAGGTTGCAAGGCTTGTTACTCTGGAAATGAAGTCGGAGATAACAGGAGGTTCTTCCGCCACCTATCTGAATGATCAGTATCAGAAAAAAGTGCTGACAAGTATCCGCAGATATATGGAGTACGGATGTGCGAAAGGCGGTTTGATTTTAAAACCGTATGTTACAAAAACAGGTCTTGCGATCCAGTATGTACAGGCAGACTGTTTCTTCCCGCTTGCTTTTGATGATTCCGGACAGATCCAGCAGTGCGTATTTACGGAACAGTTCCGGAAGGGACAGAAGATCTATACCAGGCTGGAAGTCCACACGCTGCAGGGAGAACAGATCCGAATCACAAACAGGGCCTTTGTTGCAACCAATGACTACAGCCTTGGAAGCGAGATCAGCATAAACTCAGTGGATAGGTGGTCAGAATTAATGCCGGAAGCAGTGATGGAGGGTGCTGACCGGCTTCTGTTCGGGTATTTTAAGGTACCTCTTGCAAACGCGGATGATACAGGCAGTCCGCTAGGAGTATCTGTATATTCCAGAGCAGTGGAACTGATCAAAGAGGGAGATAGGCGATATTCCAATATCTGCTGGGAGTATGAAGGAACACAGCTGGCGGTGCATGTGGCAACTTCAATGCTTAAGTATAACCATGACCTGGATAAGTTTGAGTACCCAGGCGGCCAGGACAGGTTATACCGTAACGTGGAGTATAACACCGGTGCATCAGACAAGCCTTTTATAGACACATTTTCTCCGGAGATCCGGGATACAGCATTATTCAATGGATTTAATAATCAGTTGAAGTTGATAGAGTTTGCCTGCTGTCTGGCTTATGGAACGCTTTCGGATCCTCAGAATGTGGATAAGACAGCAACGGAGATCAAGACCAGCAAGCAGCGCTCCTATACCTTTGTGTCAGATACACAGCTTGCTTTACAGACTGCTCTGGAAGATTTGGTATATGCCATGAATTTCTGGGCTTCCTTGTACGGTCTGGTACCGCCGGGGAATGACTATCAGGTTTCCTTTGACTGGGATGACAGCATTGTAGTGGATGCAGAGGCAGACCGTCAGACGGATCGTGCGGATGTTGCCATGGGTGTAATGAGCTTGGCAGAGTACAGAAGCAAGTGGTATGGGGAGACACTGGAAGAGGCCCAGAAGAACCTTCCTGAACCAGCAAACGTAGAGGAGTGATCTGATTGACGCCGGAAGAACTTGAAAAGTTGCCGAAGCCATTAGAACGTACCATGACAGCATTGGAAATGGATATCATGTTAGAGGTCGTAAACCGGATCCGGGAATGCTCCCAGATCACGCCGGTGACAGATTGGCTGCTTAATCGTATGACTGCCATAGGCATGAGTAAGAAGCGGATCAAAGAGATCCTGCGGGAAGGTGTAAAAACTGCAGGGATCGATATTGATGAGATCTATGAAACTGCAGCAAGATCTGATTATGTGAGAAATAGTGAGATCTACAAAGCTGCAGGCATGGATGCGATCCCGTATGAGGATAATGACTGGCTAAAACAGGTGGTGCAGGCAGTAAAGGATCAGACAACGGATAGTCTTAGACCCATGGAGAATATCACAAAGACAACCGGTTTTAATGTGCCAATGGGAAACGGGAAAAAAGTATTTACTCCTATGTCTGAGTATCTGGAACGCAGCTTAGATGAAGCCGTGATGAAGATCACTACTGGCGCTAAGACATACAGCCAGGCAATCGGTGATGTGATCGATGAAATGACATCCAGTGGCGTTCGGGTGGTTGATTATGCATCAGGAAGGTCGGACCGTATTGAGGTGGCGGTCAGGAGAGCCGTTATGACCGGCATTGCACAGATGACCGATAAGGTGAATGAGCATAATGCAAAGGAGCTGGGAACGGACTACTGGGAAGTTGAATGGCATTTAGGAGCCCGTAACACGGGAACTGGATACATGAACCACCAAAGCTGGCAGGGCAAAGTATATAGCTCTGCTGAAATGCGTACTGTCTGTGGTTTGGGAGAGATGCTGGGATTTGCTGGGATCAACTGCTACCACATCCGTTTTCCTTTTATTCCTGGTATTTCAAAACGTAAATACACAGATGAGTGGCTTGTGGAGCAGAACAGGAAAGAGAATGAAAAGAAGTCCTTTCATGGTAAAGAGTATGATACATATGCGGCGCTGCAGTATCAGCGGAAGCTGGAACGCACGATCCGGAAGCAGAAACAGGATATTAAGCTCCTGGAAAAGGCCAGAGCTGATAAAGATGACCTGACTGCTGCCAGATGCAGGAAGCGATTAACAGAAAAGACCTATGTGGAATTTTCAAAGGCTATGGGCCTGCGGCAGCAGAGGGAGCGGTTGAAAGTTGGTGAGGCTAATCCGACCAAGGAAGAACTGGAAGCTATTGAAAAACGGAAGAGAATTGCTATAATAAAATCAGAGTTAAAGGAATTGGGTTTCCGGGGAAAGATTAATCTTGAACTGAGCAAAGTGGATTTTGAAAAACTCAGCTTTGACAGCGAACACATTAACGATGAACGGCAGCATGAAGTAACTTTTGACGAAGCAAAAGATTTTATCCGCCGGGCATCATTTTCAGAGACCGTCTGGAAGGGGCAGTTCGAGCGGTATTACAGTGAAGATGGAGCTGCATACGTAAGAACATCGGATGCATTTATCCGTACTGCATTTAAGCGGGAAGAGTATTCTGACAACATTTTGAAAGCATTGGAGATAGTGAGACATGGAAGATGATAGATTCGTAAAATGTCCTCTTGTGGATGAAATGATTGAGGATATTGATTGTATCGAAAATGTAGATGCAGTTGATGGGCGTTTAAAAGCAGATAAGCTTCCTGAGCGATTTAAGAAAAAAGACGATTGGGAAACAATTTGTAAGAAATGCAAATGGCATAATTATTGATACCATTTGTTAAAACATTATGAAGGATGTTTCAGATGGACTTAATTCAGTACTTAAAAACGGATGATGAAATGAAAAATCTTCGGGCAAAGTGGAAAGAGACTTTTGTCACACCATTTCCGCCATATAATTGGGATGAGTACAATGGAATTGAGGATTATAAAGAAAAAATCAGAAATAAGTTAAAAAATACCACCAGTCAGTAGGCCGATGGTATTTTTGTGCCCATTTTTAAGAAAGAGAGGATAAGAAGATGAAGAAAGCAATGCTTAGTCAGCCCATGGCTGGAAAAACAGATGAAGAGATTATTGCAACCAGGGAACAGGCGATTAAGATACTGGAAGCTAAAGGTTATGAAATTGTAAACACCCTGTTTACTGATGAATGGTATAGCAATGAAAAGATGAAAGAACGTGGAGTGGTACAGATACCTCTTTGTTTCCTTGCTAAAAGTCTGGAAAATATGTCCCTTTGCCATGCAGCTTATTTCTGCAAGGGTTGGGAAAAGGCTAGAGGGTGTCGGATTGAACACGATGCCGCAATAGCTTATGGGTTAGACGTGATTTATGAAGAATAATTGCGACGTCGCAAATGAAAGAAGGTGATCTTACGGGACTTATATCATGGATCTGGCAGAGTTTTTTCAAGAAGAAGGAATGCTGTCACCACTATCGTAAGCACTGGAGCCGGGCTTCCGGTCCTTATGGCGGTTATGTAAGACGGTGTACTAAATGTAATAAGATCGAGCAGTAAGCACGCAGAGATGCGTGTTATTTTTATGTAAAAAATTGTCCGGAATGACGTAAAACTACCAACACAAGGGAAGCGACCCCGTAAAAAGCGTAGTGGGAAAGGAAGAAAATGAAGAGAAAATTTTTAGAGGACATAGGCCTGTCAAAGGAACAGGTGGACAACATTATGGCTGAGAATGGCAAGGATATTGAAGCCATAAAGTCAGAAAGAGACAACTACAAAACTCAGTTAGATACAGCCCAGACAACTCTTAAAAGTTTTGAAGGTGTCAACGTTCAGGACCTGCAGGGAAAAGTCACCAAGCTGACCGCAGATCTGGCAGCCAAGGATGCTGAGTACCAGAAGCAGATTGCGGATCGTGACTTTAATGACCTTTTAAAGACTACTGCAGAAGGGTATAAGCCCCGTGATCTGAAGGCTGTCATGCCATTTTTGGATGTAGAGAAGCTGAAAGCCAGCAAGAACCAGGAAGCGGATATTAAAACTGCTCTGGAGGCAGTCAAGAAAGACAATGCCTATTTGTTTCAGGACATACAGATACCCAAAGTGGTTTCTTATACTCCTGGATCGGGCGGTAAAGGAACTGAGGACACAAAGACAAGGGCAAATGAAGCCTTAAGAAGTATTTTTGGAAGAGAATAAGGAGGTAATTGATTTATGCCAGTACATATTACAAGCAGATCTGATGCGGAGGCAATCATCCGCGAACAGGTAGTATCTACCATTTTTCAGGACGCACCGAAGCAGTCCGTATTTATGAGCATGGCACGAAAGCTGCCAAACATGACCAGTGACCAGACCAGGATCCGTGTATTGGATTTCCTCCCAACTGCGTACTGGGTGGATGGTGACACTGGTATGAAACAGACCAGCCGCCAGGCATGGGATAATGTATATCTGGATGCAGCTGAGCTGGCAGTTATCGTACCAATTCCTGAGGCGGTATTAGATGATGCGGAGTTTGATATTTTCGGTGAGATCACTCCAAGAGTAAACGAAGCAATCGGCCAGAGAGTAGACTCTGCGATCATCTTCGGTGTGAACCGCCCGAGAGTATGGCAGAACGATATCATCACCCTGGCACGTCAGGCAGGCAACAATGTAGCACCTGGATCTACTCCGGACTATTACAACCTGCTTCTGGGAGAGAATGGCGTAATCTCCAAGGTTGAAGAGGACGGTTACATGGCAACTGGCGCTCTGGCAGCCATGGGTATGAGAGCAAAGTTAAGAGGCATCAAGGCAACGGACGGAACACCGATTTTTAAGAGCGACATGCAGGGATCCACTAATTACGCACTGGACGGTGCGCCTATGTATTTCCCGCAGAACGGTGCTTATGACAACAGCATTGCTCAGCTGATCGTAGGTGATTTTAAGCAGGCGGTATATGCAATCCGTCAGGACGTTACTGTAAAGATCCTTGACCAGGGAGTTATCCAGGATCCGATCACTAAGGATATCGTTTATAACCTGGCTCAGCAGGATATGGTAGCTCTGCGTATTGTATTTCGTATGGGCTGGGCTCTTCCAAATCCGGCAACCAGAATGGATGAGGACCGTGTAGGCTGTCCGTTTGCTTATCTGGAACCAGCAACACCGGTAACTACCCAGACTGTAACCTTTACGGTAAAGGATAACGCATCCAGTCCGGTGGCAATTGAGGACGCCATTGTAGATGTAAACGGATCCAGATTAAAGACCAATGCATCCGGCAAAGCGGTATTTAACTTAAGACCTGGTACATATCCGGCAAAGATCAAAAAGACCGGATACAGTCAGATTACAGAAAATGTAACTGTAGTTGCATCTGCAGTAACTAAGGATGTAACACTGATCAAAAATGCCTGATAGGAGAGAGGTGGACAGCTGATGGTTTATGCAGATGAAGACTTTTATAAAAATAAATATCTTCTTGGAAGGAAAGCGGCCATCAGCTCCGGTTTTCCTTTTTATGCCAGACAGGCAAGCCAGATCATGGATCAGTATACATTCGGACGGCTGACGATTATGGAAGATGTTCCGGAAGAAGCAAAATTATGCTGCTGTGAACTGGCAGAGGTTATCTATCGGCAGGAAAAGACGGAAAAAAATGCATCCGGAAAGACTTCTGAAAAGATCGGAACTTATTCGGCTTCCTATGGATCTTCGCAGGAATTAACAGAAGCGGCCATAAGGAAGCAAAACCAGATCGTTAAGAAATGGCTGGAAAATACCGGCTTATGCTATCAGGGGGTGTGCTGATGTTTACTAATGCAGATGTAACCTTGTATTTATACCACAAATGCGGCAAGGATATGCGATACATCCGGATACCGGTTGAAGATGTTTATTGGGAAGATGTGAGGCAGTCTACTTTTCTAAAAACAGGCCAGCGTGATGCTGCTTCTGTACTTTTGGTTATCCCATTGGAAAGTATCACAGAGCCGCTGACATTTACCCAGGGCAGAGATCTGGCCGTAAAAGGCATTGTTGAAGATGAAATAGACTGCAGTAGCCAAGAAGTCATGTCGAAGTCACTGGCAGCGTTGAAAGCAAGTCATGGATATGTGACAGTTACAACTGTGGATGGGCGGTTGTATGGTAGTGAAGCGGTCCAGCATTATGAGCTGTCCTGTAAGTAGGAGGTGTAACCATGAAAATAGTTATAAAAATGCTTTCTACGGCAGAAATGCGGCGTAGACATAAAGTTGCTGAAAATGGACCTGTGCAAGCAGCAATCGACAGTGAATGTATGCGCTATATGAGTGATTATATGCCAAGGCGTCAGGCCGGCGAGCTGAAACACCTGATGGTGGCTGCCACTACAATCGGTTCTGGTCAGATCAATACTCCCGGTCCTTTTGCTCATTATCTGTATGAAGGCATCCTTTATGTGTCACCAACAACTGGAAGTGCCTGGGCGAAGAAAAATGAGATCAAGGTACCAACAGGAAAAGAGCTGACTTATGCTGGTGCTCCTATGCGCGGAAAGAAATGGTTTGAACGTATGAAAGCAGATCATAAGGATGATATCCTTCAGGCGGCGCAGGCAGTGCTTAGCAGAGGAGGCAGGATATGACGATCATTGAATATATGCGTCAGAAACTAACGGAATATCCCAAGATATCCGAGTTTCTGACCGGTGATGATATTCACATTGATTTTACAGAACCGGATCCGGTTAATTACGGCCTGTCCAGCAATGGTGACAGCCTGGTGAAAGAAGATATCCTGGGTAATCAGATCCGTAGGCATAACTTTGTTATGTATGCAGTGGGACAGTCCTTTACAGATTACAACCGGCTGGCAAACAGCAATTTCCTTTTGGAACTGGCCTATTGGCTAGAGCAGCTTCCAGAAGAGAGTGGAATAGAAGTAAATGTGGGTGATGAAGTGAAAGAGGCCACGTTTTTAAAAGCAACCACAGCTAATGCTATGAGCATGGGTTTGATGGGAGATACCGTTGACCAGGGTGTTATGTATCAGCTGCAGATCTACGCCCAGTACAAAGTAGAAAGTGAGGAAGAATAAATGGCAGATAAAGCACCTATTGCAGGACAGAAAATCAAAAGAAAATTCATGGGTAACTTTATTGACTCTGCTCTTCCGGGCACAAAGGAAACAGCTTATGTCCGTTTAGGAAAAGACCTGGAAGAATACAACGTAGAAATGAATGCCAATGTGGATACCAAGAACAATATTCTGGGTGAAACATCCGTTACATTGGACAGCTACCAGCCACAGGCTACAGCAGATCCGTTTTATGCGGTTGTGGGTGATCCTATGTTTGAACGGCTTCAGGGGATCATTGATGAACGTCAGACCCTAGATGACTTAAAAACTACCGTTGTTGAAGTACACCTTTGGGAGTCGGCATCTGGAGCAGCAGGCTCTTATGTGGCATATCGCGAAGATGTGATTATTGAAGTGTCAAGCTATGGCGGAGATACCACCGGTTATCAGATCCCGTTTAATGTACATCATACAGGCAACAGAGTAAAGGGAACTTTTGCCTTAGAAACAAAGACGTTTACACCTGACAGTGAATAAGGAGACTATATATGGAAAGCCTTAAATTTGATGAAGGTTATAAGGAGTACATGATAAATGATGATCCGGACCGTGTGATCCGGATTAATCCTTCTGATCTGAATATGTGGCAGCGCTGCATGGATGAAATGGAGAAGCTGGGGCATGTGAAAGATGAGCTTCAGGGCAACGTCAAGCTTTTGGAGGACGGTACCGTAGATCCAACAGATGAAAATGCGAGCATTGAGTGGAAGAAAGCAGAGCAGGGCGTAAAAGACTGTTTTAATGCTATTTTTAACGCAGACGTTTATGACATACTGTTTAATGGCCAGTCTCCATTTTCACCAGTAAAAGGCGGAAAGCTCCTGTTTGAGTCCGTTATGAACGGTCTGATGCCGATCATCAAGAAAAACATGAAAGCCGGAGTAGAGGCAAGCAATAAGCGGATCCAGAAGTACACAGTCGGCTACACAAAATGATCCGGTTAGGCCAGCTTCCTGTCATTCTTATGGTAGGTGAAAAGGAATGGAAGATCCGAACGGACTACAGAGATATCCTGGTGATCATGCAGGCATTTAATGATCCGGAGCTTACAGTAGAAGAAGCTTACATAGTCATGTGTAAGATCCTGTATGAAGACTGGCCGGATATGCCAAGTGAACTTTATGAAGAGTCAGCTAAAAAGGCGCTCTGGTTCCTGGACTGCGGCCAGGAAGATGAAGAGGATATAATGCCGGTCAAGGTGATGGACTGGGAGCAGGATGAGCCGATCCTGTTTCCGGCTATTAACCAGGTGGCCGGATGTGAAGTACGATCTGTTCCACATGTTCACTGGTGGACCTTTGTGGGATATTTCATGGAAATCCGGGAAGGTATCTTTTCCACCGTACTGGGGATCCGGCAGAAAATGGCAAAAGGTAAGCACCTGGAAAAATGGGAAAGAGAGTTTCGCAGAAACAATAAAAAAATCTGTGACCTTAAGAAACGGTATACGAAAGAAGAACAGGAAGAAATTGACTATTGGAATAAGTTATTAGGCTGAGGCGCGTGACAGCGTCTTATTTTTATGCCTGGAAAAGAGGTGAGGATATGGCGGCTGATGGCAGTCTGAAATTTGATACAAAAATTGATACCTCTGGACTGGAAAAAGGAACCGGAACACTGGAAAAAGCTTTTGACAGACTCACTAAAGCAGTTGACAGGCTTTCTGACAATATTTCCAGTGCATTTAACAATGTGGGCCAGGCGGCAGAAACAGCAGCAGCCCAGTCTTCCAAGGCAGCTGAGGGAATTGATCAGGTAACAGAGTCAGCTAAACAGGCAGAAAGACAGACCAAAAGCCTGCAGGAACAGATGGATGCCATCAAAGTAGATCGTGGGGAATACCAGGAACAGGAGCCGACACCTGCCAGACGGGTAAAGGTAGACGATCCTTCAGCATATGGTTATGATCCTGCGGCAATAGAATTTATTGATAAGTATGTATCCGGAGAAGAGGAAGCGGAAAAGGCAACCAATGAATTTGCACAGAAGATCAGCGAATTGAAGCAAGAACTCAAAGACCTGGAAAGCCAGGGGATGTACTTTGGTGACGAAAAATATGATGAGGCTTATCTGAAGTTGGAAAAAGTCAAGCAGGCTTTAAAAGATTATAAGCAGGAACTGACTAATCCAACGCCAGACGCAGTTATTTTTCCGGCGGACTCCCTGCAGGGGAAGATTGATCGTTTAAAGAAAGAACTCAAAGACCTGGAAAGCCAGGGAAAAAGCTTTGGTGATGCCTTGTATGACAGTACCTATAAAGCTTTAAACCAGGCACAGTCCGAATTGAACACTTATAAAAAGAACCTTACCACTCCTGTTAAAATCCCGGTTCAGTTTGACGCAGACTCTTTTGAAGGACAGAAGGAAGCACTCAGAAGTAAACTACTGGGAATGGAGCAGCAGGGAATATCACTTGGAGATGCAGATTATGATCAGACCTATGTTCAACTGCAGCAGGTGATCCAGGCAGAGAATGAATATAAAAAATCTCTTTTAAATGCAGATGCCGGACAGAAAAAGGCAAAAGCATCTGCGGATAAATTAAGGGACTCTGTAAATGGCGCTGGTAAAGCGGCGAAAAACTCAGGGAAAGGGATGCAGCTCTTAGGCCGGATCAGTCGCATGATGATGATGCGGTTTGTCATGCAGGCGGTAATGGCAGTGATGAGCGCGACAAAGGAAGGCTTTCAAAACCTTGCAAGATATTCCGGAAGCGCAAACCAGACATTATCCGGTCTGTCCTCTTCTTTATTGTATTTAAAGAACAGCCTGGCAGCCGGTTTTGCTCCCATTTTAAGTGTTGCGGTACCGGCAATCACTGCATTGATTGATGCGATAGCCCAGGCACTGGCCTGGATCGGGCAACTGGTAGCGGCATTAACTGGGAAATCCACCTTTGTGAAGGCTAAGAAGACCCAGGAAGATTATGCAAAAAGTCTTAAAAAGACAGGAAGCGCAGCAAAAGATGCAAAGAATAGTCTGGCAGCTTTTGATAAATTAAATGTCTTAAGTCAAAATAATGCAGGTGGCGGAGGCGGCGGTTCCGGAACAGATCCGTCCCAGATGTTTGAAACGGTGGCAGTATCCAGCTCACTGTCAAAAGCCCTGGATGCATTAAAAAAGAAATGGAGTGATCTGTCTAATCTGTTTGCCAAAGGATTTAAGGTAGGATTAGGAGATACTACTTCCCGGTTCGCTACGATCCAGAAAGGGCTTCAGAGTATTAAGGAAAGCCTGGCTGATATTTTTTCAGATCCGCGAGTCCAGGCTGCAGCAAGTACCTGGGGAAATAAAATGGTCTATGATTTAGGCGTGATTGCAGGTTCTGTTGCGTCAGTTGGTATTACGCTGGCAGCAAACCTGGTCGGTGGCACTGCAAAGTATCTGGAAGAAGTCCGAGAACGGATCAAGCAATATATCATAGACATGTTTGATATAACCGGGGACATAGCAGATATTGTGGCAAATTTTTCCGCAGCTTTCGCAGAAGTATTCAGTGTCTTTGCAGATGAAAACGGGCAGACATTTACTGCAAATCTGATCGGCTTTTTTTCCAACTCCTTCATGGGTTTGACAGAAGTGTTTGCCAAGCTTGGGTGGGATCTTTTAAACGCCCTGCTGACGCCTCTTACAAATAATACGGCCGGTTTTAAACAGGCATTTGACGGGCTTCTGGGAGTTGCTGCTCAGATAATGGGAGATCTTAAAGATCTGTTTACAGATGCGTTTGATCAGATAAACCAGACATATGATGAGCATGTAGCACCTATGTTTGACGCATTTACAGAGGGACTTACAGAAATCCACAAAAGCGCTCTGGAAGCATTTGAAACATACATATTGCCGGCACTTCAGAAAGTGGCAGATAAATTTACAGAAGTCAAAAGCCAATATTTGCAGCCATTTATTAAAAGTTTTGTAGAATTATTCGGAAACGTTGCAGATACCCTAACCGTCTTATGGAACCAGGTACTGCAGTCGCTTTTAAACTGGATCGTTCAGAGTTTTGCCCCGCTTATTGGTGCAGCCATTGAAAATGTTGGAGGATTTTTTACTGCGCTTCTTGCAGTAGTAAGCACTGCAGCCCAAGGTGTAACAGACGCTTTAAACGGCATCCTGGAGTTTATACAGGGCGTATTTACCGGAGATATGGAAAAGGCCTTAAATGGTATAAAAGATATATTTAAGAGTGTTTTTAACGGGATCATTTCCACAGTAGAAGTTGCGATCAATCATATTGTGGAAGGTTTAAATGGTATCAGTTTTGATGTACCGGACTGGGTGCCCCTTGCCGGTGGTCAGCATTTTGGATTTAATGTCTCATCGATGAAACTTCCTAGACTGGCTACAGGAACCGTTGTTCCAAGACAGGCCGGAGAATTTGCGGCGATCCTTGGAGACAACAACCGGGAAGCAGAAGTTGTCTCTCCATTGTCTACGATCAAGCAGGCATTGCTGGAAGCTTTGAAAGAGGCAGGTGCTGGACTGGGTGGAGATATTCAGCTGATGATCAATCTGGATGGAAAGGTAGTGTATGAAAATGTGGTAAAACGTAACCGGTTGGCAAGAAAGCAGACGGGAAAAAATCCGCTGCTTATGTAAGGAGAAAGGACTATGGCTTTTAAAGGATGGCTTATAAAGTTTGGAAATACCGTCCTTCCGAATAAGTATCTGGAGAAATATAAAAGTACACCCAATCAGAGACTGGAACTGGATGCATCCCGTGATGCAACGGCATTGCTCCACCGTCAGACATCGCCGAATTATAAGACGAGCCTGACAGTACCGATCCGGAAACTGTATCTGGGTGAAAAGATAGTCGTTAAAGCGATCATAGATGCGGGGATCGTGTCAGGAGGAGAGCGGGAAAGAAAGGTATCTGTCACGTATTGGAACGATGAGGAAATGGATTATAAGTCAGGAGTATTTTATATCGCAGATATTGAATATACGATCTCTCATGTGAATGAAAGAAAACTGGATATGGTCTATGAGCCATTTGATATTCAGTTGACAGAATATTAGGGAGGCAGCTTATGTTAAATGTGGATGAACGATTAAAAGAACTGTATCGGGCAGACAGTACAGATAAACAGCTGATCCTGGACTTTTATCACAAAGGAGAAGAAGAACCTTACCTGCATCTTTCAAGCAGTAACATAAAAGCGGAAACAATGGAACTGGATGAGGCATTGTCCAGTAATGAAAATCTGGAATTTGGAAGCTGCGAGGCATCACAGTTAAAAATTACACTTCTTAATGTTACGGAAGTTGTAAAAGAAGCCAGAATGAAAGTTTATCAGATCCTGGAGGGAATATGGCCAGAAGCAGGCCTGTTTCCAGGTGATGATATATATCCTAATGGATATCGGATGCCTTTAGGAGTATATATCATTAAATCCGCAGAAAAAGAAACAGATAGAAAATACCTGGATATTGTGGGTCTGGACCAGATGTCTCTATTTGATGTAAATGTGGCACAGTGGTATAACAATCTTTTGTTTCCAATGACATTGAAAGAATTCAGATCCAGTTTATGTCAGTACGTTGGTGTGACGGAAAAGGTTCCATCTTATCTTCCAAATGACAGTATTTTGATTGAAAAGACAATGAGTGTAGAAGAATTGTCTGGTCGGGATACTTTGATTGCATGTGAACAGATGAATGGTGTGTTTGGCCATTTTGACCGGGAAGGAATTTTACAGCATATTGCATTGCAACCGAATTATATTTTGGCACCAGCTGAAAATCTGTATCCGTCAGATGAATTATATCCTCTTGTTCCAGGTGAAATGAATGAGCAGGTCTATGATGAAACAATTTCACAAAATCTGTATAAATCCTGTGTTTTTGAAGATTACACGGTAAAAGCCGTTGAAGCGGTACAAATCCGCCAGGAAGAAGAGGATATTGGTGCGATCTATGGAACCGGTAATTGTCTGGTAGTAGAAGGTAACTTCCTGCTATACGGCAAGGGCGCAGATGAATTACAGCAGATCGCAGCGGGGATTTATGGAATGGTGAGCAGCCGACCTTATGTTCCTTACGAATGTAATCTGCTAAAAGGCTTGCCATATTTAGAACTGGGAGATGCCGGCTTGATCAAGTCGGAAGAAGGGACAATTGTTTCTTACATCATTAAGAGGACGATGAAAGGGATCCATGCCTTACAGGATACCTATAGCGCAACAGGTGAAGAAATACGAAAGGAAGAGCAGGGGACCAACGCGGACATTATCCGCTTAAAAGGCAAGGCTGCATATTTAAAGAAAAATGTAGATGAAGTATCAGCAAACCTGGTGGACCTAGAAAAACGTACAGAGGCAAAACTGACGATCACTGCAGAACAGATTGCCGCAGAAGTAAAACGAGCGTCTGCTGCAGAAGGAGAATTATCTTCTCAGATCACGATGACGGCAGAGAACATAAAACTGATGGTTAAAAAGGGAGAAGTATCGGCTCAATTATCCATTGAAAGTGGCGGCATTGATATTAAAGGCAATCGCTTTAGCTGGACGTCCACCTATTCTTCCTTGACTGCAGACGGGAAACTGACCGTAGTGGAAGGTCTGTTCAAGGGAAGTATCAATGTTGGTGATGGTCAATTTACGGTAGATCAGAATGGTAAAGTCCTTGCAAAAAATATAGAGATCGGTACCACTGCTACAGGTGCTACCATTTATGGTGAAACCGTACTTGCATCCAGATTTACATGCAGGGATACTTTTTCTGTAGATTGTTATGCGTCCATGGCGGATATAGGCGCCAATACCATTGGGTGTGACAAGCTCAGAGCCAATACGATCATTGGGACAATAGATGAGTACTCAGACCGAAGATTAAAGGAAAATATCCATAAAGTAGATACAGGAACAGCACTTCAGATCATCAAACAGCTCCAGCCGGTATCCTACAATATGAAACGGACAGACCATGAAGGTATAGGTTTTATTGCTCAGGATGTCCGCAGGATATGCAGAAAACAGGGGTTAAACCTTCCTCTGTATGGACATAGTGGAAGATATTTTACCATCCCGTATACCAATTACATTCCCCTGCTGGTAGCTGCTATGCAGAGCCAGCAGGAGGAAATTGACAGGCTGAAAAGCCTGATCAGAAAGGAAGCACATGTATAACTTATCAGAGGAGCAGCGGGCAACGTTGCTCTATATTTTTGATCATCTTATAGTAACAGGCCCGGATCAGGCAGCACTGCTCAGTAATGCGGCGATTGTTGTACGTGGGTTAGAGAAAAACGGAGTGAAAAATCATGACATTAAATAGTTTTGTAGCTTATGTGAAACAATTTTGGAAGAATAAGCCAGATGCCAGTACACCATTGTCAGCGGAAAGGTTGACGCATATGGAAGAAGGAATAAAAGGAAATAGTAATGCCATTGAAACTATTGCGGCAGCTGTGGTAAATCAAATCGTTAATGATCCGGATAAGATTGCCAGTATGGCGGCGCTTTATTCAGTAAATCAGAAGATCGGGGATGTATCGAAATTGCCAGACAGTGCAGTGGATGTGGTGACTGCGATTGCTAAACAAAATAGTAATTTAGATTCGGGATATTTTAAAATAAAAGTTAAGACTACAACGATTGTTTTAATTATCGAAGAGTTTACCTTTACAAATGGAGTAGCAACTAAGACACTTCAATCTATTTTTGGAAACATTCCTACATATGCTAGCGGTATATGTCAAACAAAAGTTGAAGATAGCAGTGTTTACAATTTTACAGCAGTAAAAGACGGAAATAATTTAAAAATTGCAACAGCTGGTTCTACATTTTCCGGAAAAAAATGGGTAACTATGATAATTTTTGGTACGGCTTAATCTACAAAAAGATTGTTTGCTATTGGAATACAAGTCTTTGCAACTGATAAATTAAGATGCTGACAAGGATACATACCGTTTTATGATTTGTCCATCATAAAAGAAACTAAGGGTTAATTTAGATAATGTTGTATCAATTTCCATTCTAGTAATGCTCTTTCCCGCAACCATTATCGGTGAAGTATAAGGAACGCCATCAATCGTAAACGTTACTCCATTATTATTAGCATTCAAGACTACTTTGGAAATATGATTATCTGTGTTGAGTTTGTTTGTTCCAAGAGTTTCTAAATTACTATTGTAAGCAAACCAGAAAAAGAAAGGAAAGGTGAATAAATATGAGCAATGCTGAATTTATTCGCATTTGTAAAGAAAAGGTATGTGCTTATACCAATGAGCACATGGATAAGACAGATAAGAAAAAAATCACAGTAGATGATGTGTATGTGGTTTGGTGCTGCAAGACATTACAGAACCACAAAGCATTATTAAGCACTACCGCTCCGGATGGAATGTATTATGAGTTTACATATAATGGGGACAAAGATGAACTTTATATGGATGCTTATAAAAAATGGGAAAATATTTGTTACAAAATGTAAGGAGAGAGAAAAATTATGAAGAAAGCAATGCTTAGTCAGCCAATGGCTGGAAAAACAGATGAAGAGATTATTGCAACTAGGGAACAGGCAATCAAGGCCCTGGAAGCCAAAGGCTATGAAATTGTAAACACCTTGTTTACTGATGAATGGTACAGCAATGAAAAGATGAAAGAACGTGGAGTGGTACAGATTCCTCTTTGCTTTCTTGCTAAAAGTCTGGAAAATATGTCACTTTGTCATGCAGCTTATTTCTGCAAGGGTTGGGAAAATGCCAGAGGGTGCCGGATTGAGCATGATGCAGCAGTAGCTTATGGGTTAGATGTGATTTACGAAGCGTAAGTTAAAGGAGAAAAAATGAACAAAGACAAAATTGTTTTAAAAAATGAAACAGCTGTTGAACTGGAAGCAGCTGCCAGTCTTGAAAACATGAAAGCTGTATTCGAAGATATGACAGCAGTAGATCAGTTTTGGAAGAGATGCACAGATGAGAACATGTCTGAGGTGCGGATCCTGAATGGTGAAGGCTTGACCGTAGGTGCATACAAAGATATGTGTCTGATGTCACCGGCGTTTACTTTGGACAAAACCGAAGATGGAAAGATCATGGCAACATTTGGTATTCGTGAGCTGACAGATATCGAAAAACTGAAAGCACAGGTTTCCGCTAATACCGAAACATTAGCAGTCCATGACGGAGCTATTGGAGATATGGGAGCAGTAATGAGTGCTATGGCAGACCAGGAAGGAGTGACATCATAATGGGCAGGTATTATGGATTAAAAATCAGATCTGGAGAAATGACACTGGAGCAGGTGCCAAAACTCTGGAAAAAAGTAACAGAAAAGTGGTTAAAGGAAAATCCAGAGAAAAGTGAGTGAGGTAAATGAAGTTGGAAAGATTTAAAGCAATATTTATCACTATAATGAGTGCAGCATTTGCCTATCTTGGAGTATTGGCAGTACCGGTGTTTGCTCTCGTAGCACTGAATTTTACTGATTATATAACCGGAATAGTTGCATCGAAGTATCGTCAGGAACATGTGACAAGCTACAAGGGGATTCGAGGCATTTGTAAAAAAATCGGAATGTGGATCCTGATCGGTGTAGGATGGCTCATGGATAGGATGATCATATATGCAGGACAATATATAGGGTTGGACATAAAAATACCGTTTGTGATTGCTACCGTAGTAGCTGTTTGGCTTATTTGCAATGAGATCATATCCATCCTAGAGAATTTACTTGATATTGGTGTTGCTATGCCTCCGTTCCTGATGCCGCTTGCAAAAGCAATTAAAGGTCAGGTCGAAGACAAAACAAAATTGGAGTGACACATCTTTAGGCTTAGGATATCCTAAGCCTTTTTTAATAGGAGGTACACATGAAAATTTCAGAGAATGGTTTGAAACTGATAAGAAGCTTTGAAGGATGCAGATTAGAAGCTTATAAGTGCCCGGCAGGAGTATGGACCATTGGTTGGGGACACACAGGAAATGTAAAAGCAGGTCAGAGGATTACACAGGCAGAGGCAGATAAGATGTTGACGGATGATATGGGACCATATGAGCGCAATGTAGACAAATATGGAACGAAATACATGTGGAATCAAAATGAATTTGATGCCCTGGTATCATTTGCATACAATGTAGGATCTATAGATCAGTTGACAGCAAAAGGAACCAGATCGCGGGCTGAGATATCAGAAAAGATCCTGGCATATAACCGCGGTGGTGGTAAGATTTTGGCTGGCCTGACCAGAAGAAGACAGGCAGAACAGAAGCTATTTTTAACTCCAATAAGCGAACAAAAGAAAAAAGGATGGCAGCAAGAGGATGGAGATTGGAAGTATTACCTCGGAAACGGGGAGCCTGTAAGAAATGACTGGTATTGGTACGATGATAAATGGTACTGGTTTGATGGTGCAGGAAGAATGGTCAAGAATACCTGGTATAAATACAAAGATAAATGGTATTACCTTGGCGCGGATGGAGCTATGCTGACCGGTCAGCAAACTATTGATGGGAAATGGTACGTGCTGAATGAAGATGGAGCTATGGTTACAGACCCGGTAACTTTAACCCCTGACCAGGATGGAGCGCTTACCTGGCCGGGACTGAAAGAGTAGGTGCTTATATGACAGTAAACGATTTGATTAGTGATATCACATCTTTAAGAGGGCAGCAGTATGGTACAGACATGATCATGGGATGGATCAATGAAATTGAGGGACAGGTCATTGAAGAAGTAATCAACCGGGCGGAAGGATATAATCTGGAATTTATTCCAATGGAATATGAAAAAGACCAGGATAAAAAATTAAGTATTCCGGATCGGTTCAAGGATGTCTATGTTAATTATCTGCTTTCAAAGATTGATTATCACAATGAAGAAACTGAACGCTATAACAATGACGTTGTAATGTACAACTCCGCTTATGATGCATATGCTGCATGGTTCAGGCGCTGCAATCGGGCAAAAAAAGCACCGTTATTTTCCAAATTTTAAGGAGGAGCTTTAATGGGACGATTACCAATGCTGACAATGACACCGAGAGGGGACAGCAAACAGATAGGATCATTTGGGGGACTGAACAAAGGTCTTGTAATTGGAGAAAATGAGTTTTCGGACATGAAAAACATGTCTTCAGATGTTTTCCCGGCGATAGCGGTCAGAAAGCCAAGAGGAGAAATCCTGAAAAGTTTATCAAAACCTCATGGGATCATTTATAAAAATGGTTTGGCCTATGTGGATGGGACAAAGCTGTATTACAAAGATAAAGAAATTGCAACAGTCCAGGATACAGATAAGCAGCTGGTGAGTTTGGGAGCCTATATTGTGGTATTCCCGGATAAAATTATGTATAACACATCCACTGGAGAAAAGACAGCATTAGAGGCTTCCTGGAGCCAGGCTGCAACAGCAACATTTGCACAGACGACAACCGGAAGTACCATGGTAAAGATTAGTTGTACCGGAATCGGAAAGCAATTTAATCAGTTTGACGGTGTGGAAATATCCGGTTGTACAAACAGTAGCTTTAACAAGACTACGGTGATTCAGGAAAAAGCAGATGACTACATTGTGATCATAGGTGATCTATCATCCAGCTTTACTCAGGAATCTGGGCTAAAGCTTACCAGAAAAGTACCGGATATGGATTATATTTGTGAGAATGGCAACCGCTTGTGGGGCTGCTCCAGCGCAAATCATGAGGTATATGCAAGCAAGCTGGGAGATCCAACAAACTGGAATGCGTTTGAAGGGATCAGTACAGATTCGTATGCGGCTACAGTTGGATCAGATGGAGATTTTACAGGCTGCCTGTCTCATATGGGATATGTGCTGTTTTTCAAGGAAGATACGATCCATAAGGTTTATGGAGATAAACCAAGTAATTTTCAGATCAATACATCATTCCCGGTCAGAGGTGTTGCAAAAGGGTGTGAGAAGACAGCATGTGTTGTAAATGAAACATTATTGTATGTGTCCAGGAGCAATGTATGCAGTTTTGACGGAGCGTATCCGGAATCTGTATCGGATGCACTGGCAGAGGTACGATTTCAGGGCGGTGTGGCTGGTCAGCATAACGGAAAATACTATGCATCGTTACAGGATGTATCAGGGCAGTGGAATATCTATGTGTATGATTTAAAAAAGGGTATGTGGCACAAAGAAGATGATATGCAGGCTTTGTTTATGGCATACGGAGAAGGACAGCTATACTGTGTTGATTCCACAGGAAAACTTTTTACAATCAGCGGTTCAAGGGATGAGCAGATAGAGTGGATGCTAGAGAGCGGAGACCAGTTGGATGAAAGTGTGGAGTATAAGTTCTTAAAAAGACTGCTTTTTAACTTGAAACTGGATCCGGGAAGTGAAGTGGACGTATTTATAAAATGCGACAGTGAACCAGAGTTTGAAAAGAAAATTTCTTTTACTTCTCAGGGATATAGAACGCAGGTGCTTAATATAACCCCAGCCAGATGCCAGAGATACCGGTTCCGTCTGGAAGGAAAAGGACCGGCAGTTTTGATTGCTATGAGTAAATATATAGGATATGGGAGTGATATTCATGGCAGTATTTAAACCCATGATTATTCAGAAAAATGAAACAGACATAGGAAAAGTTGTACGGCAGTTATACCGGTTTAGTGAGGATCTCAAATATACGATTTCAAATTTGAGCCTGGAAGATAACATTTCAAATGATGTTTTAAATTCTATTACGGATAGAAACAACAAAGTAAGAAAAATCCAGTTTTCAACGGATGCGCTGAACATTGAATATGATGATTATGCTTCATCTGTACAGACTAAGTTATCCCAGTCTTCGGAAAGTATTCAGTTGTTGGTAGCAACAGGGAACGTTGTCCATGAAATGCTTACCAGAATGGAGATGTATGGAGAATATATCCGACTAACTAGCGGACACCTGATTATCGATGCCCAAAATATGAAGTTAGATAAGCCTGGAAATGCATATTTTTCTGGAAATATAACGGGTGGATCTATCAACATCAACAATCGTTTTGCAGTATCTCCTTCCGGCGATGTGTACATAGATGATGCTCTGACTACAACTACCTTAAATCCTGCGAAAGCTATCGTGGCTGCTAATATGGAAATTTACAATGATGATGATTACATCAACGTTATTGGGAAAGCAGCTACATGCAGCGAACTTTATGTGTCTGAAAATCTGAACTGCCGGAAGGTGCGGTACACGTCAGACAAAAGGAAAAAACAATGTATTAAAGATATTGAGAAAGCGGATTTTGCTGGACTGATACCGGTATCGTATTCTTTTCGAGATTCAGGCAATAGGGCGATAGGATATATTGCACAGGACGTCTACCTGACACAGGAGAACGGAAAAAATGCTTTAGGGGTAAATCGGTCGGGTAAATATTTAGAACTGCCGTATGTGGCTTATAGTGCGTTGTACGCAAAAGGAATACAGGAGAATCAGAAAAGAATAAACAAATTAAAAGAGCAGATCAAGAAGGTGAGAGATGTCAAGCTTTAATATGCCTGCGTTAGGTGGGCAAGATCAAAATATGAAAAAAGTTTATAGCTATATCCAAATGTTGAATGAACAGCTTAGATATAGCTTGAGCAATATAACTCCGGAAGACAATTTTGCAAAAGATTCTTTTCTTAAGTACCAGGAAACAGATGAATCCATTAGTCAATTGGAAGTAACTATGAATGGATTTATCAGCCAGTTTACCAATCTGAAAGAAAGCACGGAAACTAGCATCAGGGTGTTGAATGGTCAGATTGCATTGAAAGTGAGCAAAGATAAACTGTGTTCAGAAATATCAGCAACATCAGATGCTATTACATTTAAGACAGGATATCTAGTTATTGATACGAATAACTTCAAGCTATACAAAGATGGAACGGCTTCATTTAGTGGAACGATCAATGGTGGATCTATCAATATAAATGATAAGTTTAAAGTATCATCTTCAGGCGCAGTGAGTGTAGATGCCATAACCTATGCAGACACGATCACTACACAGGGACTTCTGTATACAAATTATATGCGAATATCAGGGAACGCGGATGTCAGTGGAACGCTGACTGCAAATACAGTAACGGTATCTGGTGATGTGTCATGCGAAACACTGTATGAAAGATCAGATAGGAGATTGAAGGAAAATATCAAAGAGATTCCGGATGAAATAGCCTTAAATTTAGTCTTGGGAATGAGACCGGTTACTTTTAAGTTTAAAGATTCCGATCAAAGGTCAATGGGATTAATTGCCCAGGAGCTGGATGCACTTCAGAAAAAGCTTGGAACAAATCTTCCTTTGGTAGATCATTCCGAAGAATACTTATCAATTCCATATGGAAACAACAGCGTATTATTTGCTGGAGCAATAAAGGCGCAGCAAAAGGAAATCAAAGAATTGGAAAAAGCTTTAAAAGAGATTAAGGAGGCAGCTTAGTGAAGATTGTTTTTGAAGAAAGTGATATTAATACAGCACTGATCGCATTAAATCAGTTAAAAGTTGAGGGAGTAACACAGGCAGGGATTCTGCTTACAATCAATCGAATGCTCCAAAATGGAGAAAGAATGGAATCTGAGACTAAGGACCAGCCGGAAGATAAGAAAGGGGAATAAGTATGGCAGTTGCATCTATTGTTGATTATTTGAAAAGCCGTAACATGGACAGCTCTTACGGAGCCAGAAAAAACCTTGCATCTCAGTATGGAATTACTGGATACAGCGGAACTGCACAGCAGAATATGTCACTGTTGAAGTCATTGCAGCAGCAGTCTCAGAAATCACAGGCAGCGGGGCAGCAGAGTAATGCCAACAACCAGAATCAGAACGTAACAATTACACCGGTGAGCGATGATGGCAAGACCGGACCGGGACATCCGGCGGCTACATACTTGACGGATTATAACTATGCAAAGTTTTCGCCATCTGCACGGACAACGGATTATGCTGATCGATTGGATGAAATTGAAAATAATAAGCCGGATGAATACTATAGCAAGTATCAAGGAACAATTGATGGGATCATTGATAATATATTAAACAGGAAGTCATTTGACACGAATAGTGTATATGATTCAGATCTGTATAAAAACTACCGGGAACAGTATATCCAGCAGGGACAGAAAGCCATGAGGGATACCATGGGAGCAGCAACAGCGGCTACAGGTGGTTACGGATCCACTTATGCACAGGCAGCAGGACAGCAGGCGTATGACAATTACCTGAGCCAGCTGAACGATAAGTCATTTGACATATATGACCGTGTATATCAGCAGTATCTGAATGAAGGACAGGAGCTGTATAACCGTCTGAATGCAGTAAATAACCAGGATAACATTGATTATAGCAGGTATAGAGATAGTGTAAATGATTACTACAATGATCTAAATTATTACGCTGGACGATATGATAGCTCATATAACCAGGATTTTGGAGCATATCAGACAGACCTTTCTGCGCAGCAGTGGGCGGAACAGTACGCATACCAGAAGACCCAGGATGCACTTGCACAGCAGAACTGGCAGACCCAGTTTGATTATCAGAAACAGCAGGATGCATTACAGCTGGAATTGCAGAGACAGCAGTTGGCGGCATCACTGGCTAAAAAAGCATCCGGAGGTTCGTCTGGTAGATCTTCAAAGGGATCCTCCAAGAAGTCTAGTAGCACTAGCTCGGATCTTGCAAAGTATGTTGAGGATGCGAAAAGATTGATTGAAAGTAAGGATGGACATGGACGCACCAATTATAGCATAGCACAGGTAATTGAATATGTTGCAGATCAGTACCCGAGCTTGACTGATAGCCAGATTAAAAAAGTAATCACACAGGCCGGTGGTGATTACGATAAAGGTTTAAGAATACTGAAACAGGTAACTGACACGGATAAGTAAACAAGGAGGCAACTTTGGGGACTTCATTATCTAGCATATTAAAAAAGAAAAAAGTTTTAGAGAACAACGATGATACTTATGAAAGTGAATCGAATAGCACGGTAAGCGGCATACCATCATTTGAAGAATCTCAAAAAACAAGAAAAAGCGATTTGAGAAGCTTGCTGCAGGCTAAAAAAGATAAAGAGAAACTTGTTGAATTACAAAACGAGCAGAAAAGACAAGAAAGACAGGACTGGTTGCGCAAGAGTTCAACCAGTCAGCATACAACAGCCATGACAGATTTTATCCGGAGCGACAGGGAAAAAGTCGCTGAGAGTTCTATCCCCATGGCTGATGCGGTAAAACAGTACAACCAAATAAAGCAGCAAAAGTGGATGTTAAATGAAGCACAGTACGAAAACGACCTTTTACAGGAATACCGCAAAAGAAAAAGGATAGAAAAAGAGCAGCAGGAAGCTAAGGATAAGGTCGGATTTCAAGACGGAGATACATTCATTCAGTATACTGACATTCCTCAACAGAAAGATTTTGCGGATACTGTTAAAAAGGCAAAAGAGAATGCCGCAAAAGCGAATGATCAGTATGCTTTTATGTACAATAACAAAAAGCTGCCATTCGGGGATAAGGGTCTAACGATTGGTGGCAAAAAACTGACATTAGGAGGAAAAGAAAGCAACCCGGTTGAAAGTTATGTCAATACATTCGGAGATGGAAAGAATGTATTTGGTAAAAGCTCTGTTCTGGATATAACAAGCGGCCAGGATAACGCTAAGAGTCCATTAAGAAGATATGCTCTATTAAATGATTCAGAACGCGATATTTACGACTATCTTTTTGAACGCCAAGGTAAAGACACGGCAGAAAAATACCTGGATTCCATACAGGGAGAATTAAACCAGAGGGGTGCAGAGGCAAACTACGAACACAACAATCAGTACAAGGGACCGATTAAAACCATAGTAAATACAACCCAGTCGATTGGTGCAGGTATGCAGAATGCAGTAGAAGGCATTAAATCAATTCCCGATTTTGCTATGGGGACACGCAAAAACGCAATGCCTACAGAATCAGAGTTATCCCAGACCAAAATGCTTGAAAATGCCGGGACAATTGACGGGTTTACATATAAGATGGCCAATGCAATCGGAAACATGATCCCCAGTATCATTGTAGGCGGGGCGGGTGGTCCAGCGGTATCCAGTGCAATATTTGCGGCGCAAACAGGCGGACAAAGTTACCGGCAGGACATCATGGACGGCAGACCGGTAGAGGGCGCCCAGGTCAACGCAGTTCTTACCGCAGCAGATGAAACAGTTACAAATCTTTTGCTCGGCGGAATCTCACAGTACGGCGGCGGATTTATCAAAAAAACACTTGGAAACACCAAGGTAGCACAAGCAGCAAAGCAAGGGATCACATCGGCCTTAGCAAAGAACCCGGCAGTAAGACGTGCTGTATTAGGCGTGATAAACTACGGTTCAGATATGCTTTCAGAAGGCACCCAGGAAGCTGTACAGGACCTCACAGAATCTATCCGTAAACATTTCATCTACGGGGATGAGCTGGATCTTACAGGAGATCTCACAGATCCGCAGACGTGGGAAGATTTTCTCTTAGGTGCGGCAACAGCTGGAATCATGAACGCACCAGCTACCATAGCGAACAATGTTGCAATCAACAACTATGGGAAAAATCTGGATGTTGACTATAGGGATTATTCTGAAGGGATAGATACAGACCAAACCCACTACACCAATCCGGCGGATGCGAAAGAGGCCCAGGGTTTACAGCGTATGGCAGAAGAGTATGCCGCTATGCAGAGGCAGGGCAAATTTGTTAACAATCGCGATAAAGCAGAGTATGACATGCGTTTATGGGAATGGCAAAACCGAATGGCAGAAGAACAAAAAGGCCAGGACGAACAGACACTTCAGGCCCAGGGACAACCGACTCAACCACAGGAACAGGCAATTCAATCACAGAAACAGGCCTCTCAAAATCAGGAATACACCAATCGAAGCCAGCAAGAAAACCAGGCAGAGCCTACGGCACAAGAGACAATCCAGAACTCAGACGTCAAACGACCGACAGAGCAGAGCGTACAGCCGGAATATGAATCCACCCCACTAGAGCGCCAGGATAACCAGATCCAAGAAGAACACCAGACCGATTCACCAGAGAAGCCTTACGCAGCACCCAAAGCCACTCAGGAGCAGCCACAGGCCACAGCAGCACACAATTCTGAACAGGATACAATAAACGCCCAGGAAAACGAACACAGAAACCCTCAGAGCAACTTTGAAGCAGAGGATAATGTTAAGCTCTCGGACCAGGAATCAACGGAGTATAAGTCGCACTATGGCAAATATGGCGGTGACGCCCTGCTAAACACATATGATGGATCCGTAGACGTATCCACATTCAACAAAGCATTTGGCCGTGCTTATGATGCGGGTTACAACCAGATCGATCTGGACACAGCTACTCACTCGGCCTTAATGTCTCTTTTATCCGATCAGCAGATAGAAGCTGCCTACCGTGCCGGTATCCAGGATTATAACCTGGACAACCAGGTCAAACCTAAGTACACGCAGGGACAGATCAAAGAGGGCGGTTTAGGCACTGTATCCGACTATGCAACACAGGATCAGCGCAATGTAGCGGAGCATATAGGAAAGAAAACAGGCCTTAAGATTAATCTGGTAGACAATCTTTCACAGGAGAATGCAACAGCCTCATATAAACCGGGAGAGATTACCATAAACATCAACTCCGAGGATTTTAACGGATCTCTTTCTCACGAACTGACGCATTTCATTAAAGATACGGCCCCAGAATCTTACCGCCTGTATCAGGAGATCGTGACAGAAGCACAGATGAAGGCAACCGGAAAAGCCTGGGAAGATTTAGTAGAATCATACACCAACCGCTACAAGGATGCCGGGCAAGACCTCACCCGTCAGCAGGTAATGGAAGAGATTGCCGCAGATGCGACACAGAAATTCTTGAACGATCCGGATTTTATCGACCAGGTAGTAAAAAAAGATCGCAATTTAGCCCAGAAGATCATTGATTTCCTGTCAGATGTGATCGATTCGATCAAGAACCTGATCAAAACCGGCAGCACCCGTGCAGCAGCAAAGAATCTGGAACAGGATGTACAGATGTATGAAGATGCCCGCTATGCTTGGCTGCTTGGTCTGGAGCAAGGCAGCAAGGACTATAAAGCAGGTAAAGAAAGAGCGGATAACATCATGCAAAGCAGCAAGTATGAATTAAATCAGTTTGGATTTGAGGAATACGGAGAGAAAGAGAAAGGCTGGTGGAAAAATAACGACAGTATCATAATATGCAACACAAAACAAGATATTGCAGATTTTTACCGCGATCATGTCCACAAAAAACCATATGCAAGATTATATATTGGAAAAATAGGTCCAGAGCTCGCGCAACGGATTTACAAAGACACAGGAGTCAATACAGAAAATTTAAATGTTGCCATTACAAGCGAGTTTGAAGATAGCCATAGCAATCCAGAAAAAGAAAGATCGAGAGGGCAGACACCGGTAACGCCGGAGATACTATCAAGACTTCCGGAAATTATATCAAGCTACGATAAGGTAGAAAATACAACCAGTTCCAAAGATAGAAAACCAGTTCTGAAATTCGAGAAGGATATTAATGGAAAAAATGTTGCCGTAGAATACGTTAGAAGCAAGAAAGGAATGCTTGAGCTGCACACAATGTATGCGTGGGAAAATAAAAATAGCAGGAGTGTATCCACTACGCTTACAATGCCAGAAAAAACTGACCCGTACAGAACGTCCGAAACGTATAGCGTCATTACTCCTGCTACTAAGGACAATATACAACCAGGTACAGAAAAAAGCAAGACTCGTTTCCAGCTGGATGATGTAGACGATACTATGAGTGAACGTAGAATTCAGGCATTGCAAGACCAAAATGAGGCTTTAAAACAGGCGAATGATCTTCTGGAGCAGCAGTTTAAGTTGACAGACAAGGATGCAGTGCGGACCGAGGATATCAAAAAAGTTGCAAGAAATATCCTGAAAGAATATGGCAGTAAATATTCAAGTGAAATATTGGAAAGAAACCTGTCTAAACTCTATCAGTATATCCGTGGTGCTGGCCAAGTGGATGGACAGGCTATTACAGAAGCTGCAACCAGCATGGGCAAAAGTATTCTGGAAAAGTCAGTGCAGAAAGATACAGAACTAACGGAACACTATAAGGATCTGAGAAAGCAGATTAAAGACACAAAGATTGCAATCACAGACCAGGACAAGGCAGATTTGGCTTCTGTGGGCGGATATAATGAATTTAGAAAACGCTACTTTGGAAAGATGAAAATGGGGGCAGATGGTATCTCAATAGATTCTCTGTACCAGGAGTTGCAAGGACAGTATCCGGAACTTTTCCCGGCAGACGTGACACATCCGGCGGATGAGCTGGTTGCGATAGCATCCGCTCTGGATCAGACAGCTCCACAAATTAAGAACCCATATGCCGCCAATATGGATGAAATGGCATATATGGTAGGACAGGACATCTTATCATCATATTTTGATGTGAGAAAACCAAGTGCGACGTTTGCTGATAAAAAAGAGGCTCAGATGCAAAAATTGCGCTGGCAGTATCAGCAGAAGATAAGAGACTATAAAAATGATTTGAAATCAAAGTATGATGAAAGCCTTAAACAGATTAAAAAGCAGAACCTTGAAGAAAGCGCACGCCTGGCAGAACAGTATAAAAACCTCACGGAAGCAGAGCGAAAAGAGCAGAGGGAGTATTATAAAAAAAGGATGGATGATCTGCGAAACAGCAAGAACCAGGAATTGGCTGCCATGCAGCAGAGGAGCAAAGAGCGGATCAAGTCATTGCGGGAGAATCAGCAGAAAAGAGAAGATAAGAGACAGATCATCAAAGAAAGAAAAAAATTACAGAATTGGTTGCTGAAACCGACTGATTCAAAGCATATTCCAGAGGGACTGAGACAATCTGTAGCGGCTTTCCTGAACAACATTGATTTTTCTCCAAATGATGAGGATAGTGAGATCAAAACCCAGCGAAAAGAAGACTGGAAAGCAGCCCAGGATGCATTTAAGGAGATCCTGGATAATGGCGGTGTTTATGTGGACCAGAAGACTGGTGATACCATGACCATGGATATTGACCCAGATATTGCACAGCGCATTCAGGAACTAATTGAAAAAACAAAGGGAATTGATAAATTAGATAACTTGGATGCATATAGCATGGGTGAGCTTAAAAAGACAGTTATGGCTATGAAAAAGGCTATAACAGAAGTAAATGATCTTAAGAGCAACAAAAAATCTGGAGAACTGAGTATTCTGGCAGATGGAGTGTTTAGGGATCTGGAGCAGAGGCGGAATAAGGTGGAGTATGTAGGACCTGCGGGAATGGGAGATAAACTGTTGAATTATGACATGTTGGATCCGCAGACCATGTTTGGAAAAATGGGAGACAACATGAAGTCCACCTATGATGCATTGCGTAACGGACTGGATAAAAAGACAGAAAAATTGAGATCTGCTCAGGAATATGTGGATGATATTGTGGATAAGTATGGAATCAAGCCTAAAGAATTGCGTGAATGGACGGGATCAAATGCCAAGACTCAGCATTTTAAGACATCGAGAGGTGAGATTGATCTTACAGTAGCCCAGGTGATGTCGCTGTATGAGTTAAACAAAAGAAGCCAGGCCAGAGGCCATATGTATGATCGAAACGGCGGTATTAAGCAGGCGCCGGTAGTTGGAAAAGCCAAATTGGAAGGAACGACTTATACACCGGCACAGATCAAGAAGAATTATCGCCCTGTAAAGGTTACGGCCGCAGATGTAGAAACGATCACAAAGACTTTAACACCGGCGCAGCGTGCTCTTGCGGATGGATTGCAGCAGTTTATGGGAGATCAGTGTGCAGCCTGGGGAAATGAAGTAACCATGGACATGTATGGTTATGAGAAATTCACAGCAAAGAATTATTTCCCAATTAGCACAGATAAAAACTATGTGGCAACCAGGCAGGGAGATGCGGGAAATAAAGCGTCAACCATTAAGAACATGGGAATCACCAAGAGCACAACCCCATATGCGAATAATCCATTGATTATTGAGGACATCTTTGATGTGTTTAGCCGCCAGGTTGATAACATGAGTACATATAATGCCTATGTAATCCCACTGTCAGATCTTAATAAGGTGTACAATTATAAGGACACCAGAGGAATGACTGAGTTTGGATCATCTATTAAAGAAGAGATAGAAAGGACCTTTGGAAAGCAGGGAAATGATTATATCGTCAAGCTGGTTTCAGATATCAACGGGACAGTAAATAAAGATAAAAGCATAGCCAGCCAACTGGTCTCAAACATGAAAGCGGCTTCTGTAGCTGGAAATCTGCGTGTAGCTGCCCAGCAGCCAACAGCTTACATAAGAGCTAGTATGGAGATCAATCCTAAATATCTTGCCAGAGGCGCGACGACCATCACCAGAAAAGGCCAGTGGGACCTTATATGTAAATACGCCCCTATTGCGCAATGGAAAGATTGGGGATTTTACCGCATGGATACCAGCCGACAAATGAAAGATATCATGTTTAACACCGACAGTACAAAGCAGCGGTTTGTTAATGCAACTATGATCTTGGCAGAAAAAGGCGATCAACTGGCCTGGAATCGCCTATGGAGAGCTTGCGAATACGAGTGTATGGATCAGCATCCGGATCTGAAAGAAGGCACGGAAGAATTTTACGAGCGGGTAGGCAAGAGATTTAGCGAAGTTGTAGACAAGACACAGGTAGTTGATTCAATCTTACATCGTACTCAGATTATGAGAAGCCAGAGCGAAATCAATCAGCTGGCTACCAGCTTCATGGCTGAACCGCTAAAAACTTATGATATGCTCTACCGCGCTGCAACAGATGTAAAAACGAAGAAAGAAGGCTCGAAGAGCAGAGCAGTACGCGCCGCAACTGTATTTGTCCTTACCGGTGTAGCCACGTCAATAGCTGCATCAGCGGTTGATATGCTCAGAGATGATGACCGAGATAAGAACAGCAAGGAAAAGTACATAGACAGCCTTAAATCAAACATTTTCGATAACCTGAACCTTTTGAATAACATCCCATGGGTGAAAGAAATTCCCTCCATTATTGCCGGATACACGCCAACCAGAGCGGATCTGTCTGGCTTTGAGGATATGATATACGCTTGGAATCAGATTAAGAAGTTAAAAGACGGCACAAGTAAGTATACACCACAGTACGTAGCTGTATACACGGCTCAGATGGCGAGCAAGCTCACCGGAATCCCGATTAAGAGTCTTACAAGAGACATGGGAGCTGTCATTGATTCTATTTTTGATTCAGCAGGAGGCAAAGCGGATTATACATGGCTGAAACAAAAGTACGACATGGGAAGCAAAGAAAATCTTGAGATGTATACAAAAATGATGATCCAGGCTCACAGAAACGGAGATCAGGATTTCCAGAAGAAAATCAAGGATGATCTTAACAAAGCGGGAATTGATAACGATACGATAACAAACAAGATTAAAACGGTGATCAAATCAGAGTTAATCGGCAAAGATTCTGTAAATCCGCTGGTAGAGGCGGCGGCCCAGGCAAAGCAATCATATGACCTGGAAGCTTACGAGGATGCGGTAAGTCAGCTCACATCCCAGGGATATGCCACAAAGATCGTAAAATCCGCCATTGATGCCAGGATCAAACAGTTAGAAGGAAAAGAAGAGATTGACTGGGAGGCAGAGGTACAGACAGAACCGGATAGCCTGTATGGAGATATCCTGACGGATCAGGGTGCATCAGAGGATAGTAGCAGTGTAAAATTCTATAGCAATTCGGATCTTCTGGCAGCAATAGGCCAGTATGATAATAAAAATGCTAAATCTCTGGATCCTTTTAAAAAGATGGCAGATGCCATTGTAAAAAGTAAAGTGGATGAAGGAAAGACACAGAAAGAGGCTGCAGGTTCGATTAAAACATCCATTACGAGTCATTATAAGCCTTTATGGATTGCAGCCGACAGAAAAGGCAGAGAAGAGATCCAGAATGTCCTTAAACAGCTTAAGGTAAATGGAAAGGCATTGTATACCGGAGAGGATTGGACGAATTGGAATAAGGCAGCAAAAAAGAAGCAAAAGAAGCAGTAGGAATAGGGAGGACCAGGTATCATAAAAAGTACCTGGTTTTTTCTATGCAATAGTAATTTAAAGGGTTTTAATTTTTATTATTTTAAGGCTTGGAGTCACGCTCACATTGTATCTGATATACTTGATGATACGGCGTTTTGTATACTAGGAGAGAATTATTATTCAACTGTTACTAAAGTAGAAGGACAAATGTATATTTCAAACGTTGTCGGAAACGGCGATATAACATTTAATAATAATGTTGTAACAATTAATATAGCTGATAAATTTGGAATAATCATTTCTAATAAAGAAATAACAATAAAATGATCATATACGGTGCAATACAACTTTACATTCTTGACCAAAAACATACGAGCTAACAACGGTTACAAACACTCCATCTGAATCAATGTATAATTGAGATACATGTTCAGGATTCCAAATCCAGACTGAGGACACCTGATCCGTTTTATGCACACACCACCCTAAAATAAAATAATTAGTCAGATCTGTAGCGTTATAAACTTTTTGATTAACATCAGTTGTTGATGGTAACTTGAATGAAATTACTTTAATATTACTATTGTGAGAGTACATACACTGTGTTATAATTCAATTGCTTAGAAAGAATTATAAACCAGTTGGACGGTGAAAAATTTTCAACAGAACAAAAACATATGTTTTCCGCGGAGACAATGCTTGCATTGTTTCCGTATTTTTTATTGCAGTAATAGTTGAATGATATTATCATGAGTTTTTACAGTATGGTGGTCCCGACGGGGAAATGGGTGCTTCCATGCGTTATCTTTCCCAGCGCTATTCCATGCCATACAAGGAGTGCAAGGCAGTCCTTACAGA